GTATCTCAAAAGCATTGGGGACCTCAATAGAGATGGCCTTCCGGATGGCGATTTGGACGGCGACGGCGACGTGGATATCGATGATATTAGGAATGCTTCTCGGGAAGATGCAATAGAGCTCTATCGCACCGGATTTTGGATCCCGAACAAATGTGATGCGATCATGTCAGGGCTGCTTTCAAACAAAATCTTCGACATGGCAGTGAATATGGGATCCAGACAAACCTGGAAGATAGTACAGAGATCAATAAACAAGCTCGGTGGAGATCTTGTTGTTGACGGTATCGTGGGCATCAATACCGTTGCCGCTGTAAACTCTTTTCTAGCTAAGGACTATGAACTGGTGACCGTAATACGCGAGCGCCAGGGCAATTTTTACGAGTCCTTGATTGAGAAGAAACCCTCCTTGGGTGTATTCCGTCTTGGATGGAGAAGAAGGGCCGCGTTTTGAGGGAGACGCATGGACAAGTGGATAATACTAGCGAAGAGAATCAATGCCCTACGGGTGTTTCCTAGATTCTATCTAACGGTCTTCTTCCTCTCGTATGTTTGGCTTTTCGCTGAATCTTGGCAGTGGTACACGGCTCTCGATCTATCGTCAATCGAACCAGCTAACCTAGCATTCATCACTGCCTTCCCGGTGGCATTGCTCACAGCTCTCGGCGGCATGTTCACGAAAATGTATATCGCTTATCAGGCATACAAACCAAACGGAATGGGAGATGCAGGCTAAGATGGCTATTGATCAAAAACTCGCGGCTGACGGTGTCGCATTGGCTAGTGGCATTGGAGCAGGGACTTCAATTCTTGCTCAAGTAGATTTGATCGTATCGATCCTAGCGGGAATCGCTGCTATAATCGCGGCAGGGGTATCAGTGTACATGCACTGTACTCGAAGAAAGCGAAGTAAGGGAAAGGACGATTCTAATAACTAGGAGTCGGATATGGCTCACGGCATAGTTGATGACCCGATTGAACTCGAGGGTCTCAAAAAGTTCGCAACCCCAATTCAACTCAGATACCTTGAAGCGGTTCTCGAAGCAGGGTCACAGAGAGCCGCGGCTACATTGCTCGGGTGTGAACGAACTACCATCGGTAAGGCAATTAGGCGGGTACGACGAAACGCTGCTATTCAGGGGTGGTCACCTAACCATGACATGTCAGTAGAGGTTCCCGAGCCTTTTGGCATAGCTGGAATCAGCACACTCTATGGCCCCGATGGTGAGAAGAAACTACAGTGGGTCAAATCCAAACGTGAAGCAGAGATGCTCCTTGAGATGGCTCTCGAGGCCACCAAGCAGGCGTTCAGTCTCCCGGACTTGAAAGTCCCTGCAATCCCTGCACCAACCACATTCGTCGATGATGATTTGCTTATCGTCTATCCGATGGGTGACCCCCATATCGGAATGTACTCGTGGGCCAAAGAATCTGGTGATGACTTCGACGCTGAGATAGCAGAGAGGAATCTCGTTCTAACGATGAACAGGCTCGTCGATTGCGCGCCTCCTGGCAAGCAGGCCCTTATCGTGAATGTCGGGGATTTCTTCCACAGCGACACTTCAGACAACCGAACACTCAAGTCAGGGAATGTGCTCGATGTTGATACTCGGTGGGCACGGGTTCTACGTATAGGTGTCCGTGCAATGCGCGCCTGTATCGAGGCAGCCCTTCGGAAGCACGAGACGGTCCGGGTAATCAATGAAATCGGTAACCACGATGAGCATACCGCACAAGTATTGACGCTGGCTTTGGGCATGGCATACGAAGACAATCCGCGCGTGACGTTCGACACCAGCCCGGCGAAGTATCACTATTATCGTTTCGGTCAGAATCTAATCGCTGTCACACACGGTGACACAGTTAAGCCTGAGAAGCTCGGCGAGATACTCGCAGCTGACAGGAAAGAAGATTGGGGAGAAACGACCTTCCGCTATTGGTACACGGGTCACATTCACGTTCGCAAGGTTTTTGACTTGCCAGGGTGTATAGTTGAGTCTTTCCGAACACTTGCCCCAAAGGACGCATGGACCGCGTCAATGGGATACCGCACTGGTCGGGATATGTACTCGATTGCCATTCACAGAAAATATGGAGAAGTGGAACGGCATCGCGCCGATATCATAATGTTAGAGGACTGACATGGACCTGAAGGAAGCCACCATCCGGGTCGTCGATTTCGAGACTACCGGATTCGACCCAGAAAGCGAGAAAGTATGTGAAGTCGGGTATCAAGACATCATCTTTGATGAGCCCGACGACGACAATCAACAGACAGAAGGTTGGATACTGTACGGTGACGCGAAGTCATTCCTCTGTAATCCTGGGATACCGATTCCATACGTATCTTCCGCAATACATCACATCACTGACGCCGACGTAGAAGGCAAACCTACTCCGGAAGAAGTTTTTCCGAAAGTGTTCAACGATGAACCTAACCTATTCGCCGCTCATAACGCTGAGTTTGACGAGAGCTTCGCTCGCGCGTATGGAGTTCAGGGCAGCGCCTGGCTATGCACATATCGTCTCGCGCTTCATCGGCTGCCTGATGCGCTGTCGTTTAAGAATCAAGCCCTGCGGTACATGCTAGGTTTCACGAGCGTGGCTGGTGATGCTCATCGCGCTGGTCACGACGCGAAGGTGACTGCTCTCATCCTTTGTTACATGCTCAACGGTTCGACAACGAAGATGACGGTCGAGGATCTGGTAGCCTATGCCGAGCGCCCGGTGTTCATGGGGGCTAAGAAAATGGGATTCGGGAAGCACAAGGACGCGCTCTGGACTGAATGTCCGAAAGGCTATCTCCAGTGGATGCAGAAGCAAGGCGAGAAGACCGCCGACAATAAGGACGGGTGGGATAGAGACCAATGGTACACTTTGAATAGGGTGCTGGCATGCTGATAGGAATTGCAGGCGCCGCCGGTAGCGGCAAAACGACACTCGCTGAAGGACTCGCGGATGAGTATTTCATCACGATTCACGGACTCGCCGATCCGATCAAGCGAGCACTCGAAACGATGTTCGGATTAGATTCTCGGATCTGGGATGACCGTGTCGCCAAGGAAGAGCCTATTCCGGAGATTGGACGCTCGCCGAGGTACCTAGCTCAGACTCTCGGCACTGAATGGGGTCGTGAACTCGTTCACCCAGAGCTGTGGATAAAGATTGCTGACGTGAAACATCAACAGCACAAGTCTCTAATCATTCCAGATGTGCGATTCCAGAACGAGGCCGAATGGATCAGGAATAACAGTGGCGCGATATTGTATATCACTCGGCCGGGTCAGGAAATCATTTCTGAGAACGGTCACTCAAGTGAAGCGGGATTCGATAAGAGTCTCATCACGAATAGGATCGTCAATGATGGATCTATTCAGGATCTCATCACAAAAGGTAAGGAGTCATTGATATGTGGCTTTGGATTCTAAAAGTCATCCCGGGAGTTGGCGGGTTCATTAAGAACTATTGGAAGCCGATCCTGGTTGTTCTGGCTATGTTGGCCGTCTTCCTTGCGGGGGCAAAGTGGGAAGAGGCCAAGTACCTTGAAGAACGAGCTACAATCGCAGAAGCTAACGCCAAGGCGATCGCAGAGCGTGAGCGTGTGGTTCGCGCTGAGTACGCTGCTCAAGAGGAATTAGATGCAGCGGCACGGGTGGAATTGCAAACGGATCTCGCAGCTCTAAGAGCGCGAGAGCGTAGTCTAATTGAAGGAATCCGGGCGGCGCAGCTGATTAAGCCAACGTCGGACCTGGTTTGTGAGGATGTAGAGGTTACCGAAGATGCGACGATCATTATTGCTAATCCCTTTGACCCTAGTTTTAGGGAGTTGTGGAACGACGCGAGTCGAGCACCTACCGGAGATCGAGCCCCCTCCGAGGAGTAAGCCGGTAGAAGCGATGCAGCCCTGTGAGCAGGGACTCACGGAACTTCCTATTGGATTCTCAGAGCTGCCTGTCGCTGAGGCAGTCGAAATCCTGTCAATCAACCACGCTGTCGACTCGACGTTCTACTTCGAGTGCAAACGAAAGCAAGAAGAAGAAGCGGAGTGGATCAGGGGTGAATAGATTCGTGACAGAATGGGAGTCCGGTAAGCCGGAGACTCCGTGCGGAAAGGGTTCGCGATTTGACACAACCGGGATAATTCGGGGTTGGTTGCCTGAGGTAATTCGAACCTATGGCATACGTACAATCGCTGATATGGGTTGCGGTGATCAGAATTGGATCCACCACTGCCTGCCAGACGATGTTGAGTATCAAGGATATGATGTCATGCCTCGGCGGCAGGATGTTCTCCCTTTCGATATTACGCGCGAGGTTCTTAGGGATCCCGTTGATTTGATCCTTTGCATCTATGTTCTCAATCATCTTTACACGCCTGAGTTGATTCAACGATCAGTCAGGTTGATGAAGGAGAGTGGATCGAAGTATTTATTGGCGACATATCGCGAAGGTGACATGGAGGATGAGGGATTAATCGAACGAATGCACCATAAGACGAAGACCTACGCCAACAATGATTCGGTTGATTGGCATTACGGACTCTGGAGTCTGAATGAAAAATGACCCGATAGTCCTGTTCTGCTCACCGCGTGGCGGCAGCTCTCTCGTTGCGGGCATTATCCGCGCTCACGGAGTATGGGTCGGAAGAACCTTCAAAGGGACTGACTACGAGAATCACGAGAATGCGGACATCAAAGACTTCTTAAAGACGCATTGGAAGATGACTCCGGGCATCCCGATGGGCCCTGCTGACAAGGCTGACTTGTACCATTTCTGCAAGTCATTCATCAAACATGATGACCCGTGGATGTTCAAAGTCGCTGTCGAATACTACCCAATTTTCAAAGGATGGTTCCCGCACATGACCTCTGTGATGGTTTACCGGGATCGTCAAAATGCTATTGAAGGCCTCGTCAAGCGAAAGGGACTGAATACCCGTGCTGAAATGACGAAGCATGTCAACGCGAGGTACGACTACATGGACGAGCTAATGATTGCTGAACCAATGGCGGTTGCTGTAAGCTCTGACGATGTAATGGAGGGAGACTGTGACGCTATCGCGGAAATTCTTTCCCGATACAATATCGAGTTCGATCGTGACGTAGCGGCCGCAACTCTCCGTCCGGGAATCTGGACTGGTTGAGTTTGGCCGCTGGTCCCTGGTAGGCGTTTTGGTGGCTTCTCGCCTGCCGTGAAGGGGGTCAGCGGTCCTTTTCTCAAGGCTGTAGGGTGGCGTAGGGTCACCCGACTTGAATTAAATCTACATAGTATGAAAAAATCAATGGGTTAGGGTCGTAGGGTGTTTTTCAAATGATGCGGGGGTGTTTGGAAAAGTAGTCAAACAGTACCAGATCGACCCTACGACCCTACACACCGTGTCATCTCTACGGTGGGTTCTTTGCCCTCGCGTGACCCGGGAACCCAAAAAAATTTATTTTTTTCTGGCTTCTTGTGCGTAACTAGACCCTACGTCGTGTTAGACTGCGAATTCAGAAAGGAGAGAAAGTTGTCGCGCATCATCACTCCGCAAGACTTCCAGTTCAAAACAGTCCCATATGACCACCAGGACACCGCGTTCGAACGTTCGCGCGACTTGGAAGATTTCGCCTACCTCATGGAGATGGGTACCGGCAAAACGAAAGTCGGAATCGATGTCGCGGCCTGGAAGTACGCCAAAGGTGAAATCAATTTCCTGTTCATAGTGGCCCCGAATGGAGTTCAGCGTAACTGGGTCCTCAGGGAAATCCCTGTTCACCTTCCAGACTGGGTTGAACGGAGAGTCTGTGTCTGGTCCTCGTACATGAAGGCGGCTGACTGGAAAGATTACGATAGGCTCTGGGATCCGAAGTTCACCGGACTCAGGATCCTGGTTATCAACGTCGACGCATTCGGGGTCGCTGAGAGGTTCTGGCGAACGAAGCGAGGTGGTCCGATGAAGTTCGGGACAGAGATCGCTAAAATCCTAAACAGCTTCAGCGTCTACTGGATCATGGATGAATCGACGAAAATTAAGACACCTGGATCACGCCGCACCAAAAGAATCCTCACGCTCGGGAAGCGAGCTCACTCCCGTGCGATTATGACAGGCACACCAGTCACCAATTCGCCGATGGATCTCTACGCTCAGTTCAAGTTCTTGGGACCGGGATACCTAGGCTACACGAATTTCCATTCCTTCAAGCATCGCTACGCCGAGTGGCAGACAGAGAAGAACTGGAAGACGGAGAAAGAGTATGAAGTATGCACCGGATACAAGAACCTCGACGAGCTTGTGACAAACATCGACGCAGTCTCCTACCGCGTGACTAAGAAGGAATGCCTGGACTTGCCAGACAAGCTCTACGAGCGCCGATACGTTGGTATGCAGGAGGACCAAGGCAGAATTTATAACAAAGTTCTGCAGGACGCGAAGCTAGAGCTCGCACAAGCAGATGACGTCACAGTGGCGAACGTGCTCACGAAGATGATTCGTCTGCAACAGGTACTGGGTGGATTCATTCCAAACGAGGCCGGAGGACGAGCCGAAGCCTGCGTCATCCCAAATTTCTCGAATCTACCGAGGGCGAAGGCCATCAAGGACATCGTCGAAGATTCGTACATCCTGTCCGAAGAGGGCGGCAAGCTGATTATCTGGGCTCGCTTCGTTCCCGAGATAGAAAACCTGACACGAATGCTGGCTCAAGAATACGACAGTGACACGGTCGTCAATTACTATGGCGCGGTGGGTCAGGAGGATCGGGACCTTGCGATTGACAGGTTCCAGAACGATGACCGGTGCCGCTTCTTTATTGGTCAACAGCAGTCTGGTGGATTCGGTCTCACCCTTACTGCCGCGTCATATGTGGCCTATTATTCGAATGACTTCAGTCTCGAGAACAGACTCCAGTCTGAGGATCGAGCGCATCGCATTGGACAGAAGAACAATGTCACCTATTTCGATCTTGAAACTCTCGGAACCATCGACACTAGAATTATCAACGCATTGCGGGCTAAGAAGAGCCTTGCTGACACGATCACAAGGGACGATGTCGACACATGGTTGTGAACCGTTTGAAAAGGCACTAGATTAGTACCCCTAGGAGAAAGAACAATATGAGCAATGTCTTCATCGTCCAAGAATTGCGACGAGGTGATGGAACCCCAATGCACGACCTAACACCCGCTCGGGTGTACGGAGACCTTAAGGTTCTGATCCAATCCAATAATATCGGTATCGCCATCCAACCACTTGTGGCACAGTTGAGGAGTCAACTGCGGGGCTTCAGTGATGACGATTACCTGCTCACTGTCGGAGACCCGGTAGCCATCGGGGTAGCCACAGCCATAGCCGCTGAAATGAATCGCGGTCGTGTCAACATACTTAGGTGGGATAGGCAGACTCGGCAGTATGTCGCTGTCGACGTGAATATCCGAATGAGTAAATCACAGGAGAGACGGTTAGACTCTCAGAGCGCCGCCTAGAAAGGGAGAAAGACAAATGGTAGATTATGAAGACCTGGCTGACGAGGCCGAAAAGGAAGGACCCACTGACGAAGAAATAAAAACTATTTCGGGGTTGGTGCAACGACAATGCCGCCTTGAAGATGAGCTTGCCGAAATCCAAGACATGGCCCGCAAGAAGGCCAACGAGTTGAACAAGATGCAATTTGAGACGCTCCCAGAAGCGATGCTCAATGCCGGTTGTTCGTCATATACAGATGCGAACGGCAACGTCGTTGGAATCAAAGAAGACATCAAGGCAGGCATGACGGAGAAGACAAAGCCGTGGTGTTTCGCATGGCTCCGCAAGACAAACAACGGCGATCTCATTCGCAATGAGTTCAAAATCACCTATGGCGTCGGGCAAGACGATGAGGCTAAGACGTTGGTAGAAACCCTGAAGGAACAGGGCCAAGATTTCAATCAGAAGGAATACGTACATCCACGAACATTGCCGGCGTTCTGTCGGTCACACATGGAGGAGAACGAAACTGACGAAGAGTGGGAAAAGAACTTTGGAATCTTTCCGTTTAAGGTTGCGAAGATCACTCGGCCCGAGTAGGGCGTAACGATGAAAGAAATGATGATGGGCGTTAAAGGAGAACGAGATGCCTGAAGCAAAGAAAGACGTAGCAGCGAAGAAAGACACCTTGCCAGTATTGGCAAGTCAATTCGAGGAAGACGAAGGCGGTGGTTTTGAGGGCGCTGATAGTGAAGCGTATGCCATTCCCTTCCTTGCCATTTTGCAAAGCAACTCGCCCCAGGTCAAGAAGACTGAGGCGGCGTACATTGAGGGTGCCGAAGAAGGCATGCTCATTGACACGGTAGAGAACACGGTTATATCCGGTCCCATTACGGTAATCCCCTGCTTCTACCGACGTGGCTTTGTCGAGTGGGTGCCGCGTGACAGCGGTGGTGGTTTCGTGCAGGAGTACACGGCCGACGAAGCACCGCCTACAACGCGCGACGACGAAAATCGGGACTTGCTTGAGAACGGGAACGAGTTGATGGACACTCGCTACCATTACGTTCTGCTGGTAACAGAGGACGGAGCAACACCGATTGTCATCGCTATGACTCGAACGCAGGTGAAGAAAAGCCGCCGGTGGATGAGCCAGATGAACAAAATCAAGTTCCCACGAAAGAAGGGTGGCACGTTCACCCCGCCAATGTATAGCCACGCCTATCAGCTAGATGTCGTAGCTGAACGGAAGGATGACTACAGTTGGTGGAACTGGGAAATTGCCGGTAAGACAGTCCTAGAGGACGAAGAGGTCGTAGCAGCGGCCAAAGCGTTCCACGACGCCGTGAAAGGCGGGCAAGTCAAAGAAGCCACCGACAGTCTGAACAAGACTGAAGGCAGTGATGACGAGGCTCCTCCTGCATTCTAAGGGAGGACTCGTCTAGTTTGGGGAAGGCCTACAGGATACGATCTCCCTCCGTTGATTGTAGCGTCTTCCCCAGTTTTTGAGGGAGGCGATGGAAAAGGAAGTACAGTCCGACATCGAAAGATTCCGTCAGCTATTCGACGGCTTGGACAGGGTACACGGGCGGTATGACATCGACCCGGATCTCTCGTCAAGACAAGAAAAGGTAAGCGGCAAACCTTGGACAGTCAAAGAACCAGTCTTCCTCAGTCACTTCGAAAAGCATATTGCCGGCGATGCAGGGCTTGGCATCGTACCAATACGAGATGATCAATGCTGCGTCTTTGCCGCGCTGGACATCGATGAATATGACCTGGACTTGAAGAAGCTCAACGAAGACGTCCAGAAACTCCAACTCCCATTTGTAACCTGCCGCACCAAGAGCGGTGGCGCTCACCTCTATGTCTTCTTCAAGGAGCCGGTGAAGGCTGAGCATGTTCGTGACAGGTTGAACAAAATGGCGGAAGCCCTCGGGTTCCCGGCCACTGAAGTATTCCCGAAACAGAAGATAATCAAACCAGAAGATGTCGGGAACTGGATCAACTTGCCGTACTTCAATTGCCCCGGACCAACGAATAGATACGGGCTAGACGTTGATGGCAAGGCTCTCGTCGAACTTCACGACTTCGTGGTAAATGCAGAGAGTCGAAAGATTTCGAAAGAAGCTTTCTTGAAGCTCGAAATACCTGAGCTGGAGAAGCCTTTCAAAGACGGACCCCCTTGCCTACAACGGCTGGCGTCAGCGAAGGGCGGCTTCCCGCAAGGGACGCGAAACAAATCGCTCTTCAATATCGGTGTCTACCTCCGTGAGAAATACCAAGATGACTGGCAGCAGAAGATTGAAGAATACAACCACAGGATGATAAACCCGCCTCTCAGCTCTCCTGAGGTAATCCAAATCACCAAGAGCTTGTCAAAGGGTAAGTATTTCTACACATGCGATGACGATCCAATCAAGCGAGTCTGTGCGCGGGACGCATGCCTTGGAAGGAAGTACGGGATTGGAAACAGTTCTGCCGACGGTGGTGAGCTTGAAGCGATGCTCGGCACTTTGCAGAAGACTGTGACGCTCGATCCGTATGGCAAGGAGCTCGTGGATGAGAAGCCCGAGTGGTACATGGCGGTGGACGGAGTGATGATTACCCTGCAGACAGGCGAACTGATGAACCAAGACAGGTTTATCACCAAGCTCGCCGAGTCCATGTGCAAGTTCCCGATGAAGGTACGTCCCCAGAGATGGAACGCGATGCTGAAGGAGAAGATTGAGTCAGCCGAACGGGTAGAGCTCGGTCCCGAGACAGGAACGTATGGCCACATCTTCACGGCGCTGAAAGATTTCTGCACCAACCACGGCGGGGCAGAGACCCGACTTGAGATTGATACGGGCCAGGTGTGGAAGGATGACGATGGATGCTTGTGGTTCAAGCACCAGCCATTCTGGGAGTTCCTTGTACGTCGTGGAATCTATCGTGCAAAGGACGGCGGCAACGAGCTACATCGCATGATGAGAATACTCGGCGCAACCAAGAAGCAGTTGATGCTCACGCGAGAACCGAAGCAAGTCAATCGTGAATGTTGGTGCATCAAAGATTGGACGGATGAAGACAAAGAACAGACGCCAGATCCTAAGGTGCCGGAGACAGAATTTTGAGTCCGAAGCAGATGGTGATATTGGGGCCGCCAGGCACGGGCAAGACGACACGACTTCTCGAAATCGTCGATGAAAAATTGCAGGATGGTGTTCAACCAGATGAAATCGCCTTCTGCTCGTTTACACGGAAGGCGGCATACGAGGCTCGTGACAGAGCGATTGAGAAGTTCCCTCATTTAACGCCAAAGAAACTCCCGTACTTCAGCACCCTCCACAGTCTCGGATATCGCAGGCTACAGCTGGCGAAGACTGATGTCATGCAATGGAACGATTGGCAGGCAATTTCTAACATGGTTGGAATGAAGTTCTACGGTGGTAGAGATATGACCGATGATATTGACGCCATCCCAGCGGGGCAGCAGGAAGGCGACGCCTATTATCATCAGTATTGCCTCGCTCGAGCGAAGCGAATGGATCCTGAGAAACATTACAATTCACTTCCCATCGCAGTTCGTCACGAGCTCAAGCTGCCGAGGTTCAAACAATTCATCAACCAACTTGAAATCTACAAGGCCGAAAAAGGACTACTCGATTACAGTGACATGATTGACGCAGCGATTCCGATTGGAGCCTTGCCCGGCGTCAAGGTTGCCATCATCGACGAGGCACAAGATTTGAATCGGCAGCAGTGGGACCTTGTTGAAGCCTTGTTCAGCGAGGTTGACGAAATCTATATCGCTGGCGACGATGATCAAGCCATTTACAGATGGTCAGGAGCGGATCTCGACACGTTCCTCAACCTTAAAGGTAATCGTGAGGTGCTGAAGAAGTCGTGGCGCCTTCCTCCTGAGATTTGGATGTACGCGAATCGATTCACTTCCCGGATCAAGAATCGATATGACAAAGAGTGGGGCCCGAATCCTGACAAGAAGGGATCCGTCAAATTCGTTGAAAAACCCATCCATGCCCCCATAGCAGATGGCGGCGAGTGGCTGATACTTGTTCGGAACGGATACATGATAAAGGATTTGACTCTCGTTCTCATGCGATTGGGCGTACCGTTCTCAATCAAAGGCAAGCCGTTCGCTGATGAGATGGACCTCCGAGCAATCCAGGTCTGGGAGCGTATGCGAAAGGGAGATAAGTTCTCTCGATACGAATGCCAGAACGTCTACAACCACATGCGCGGCAACACTGACATCAAACGAGGGTTCAAGGATCTCGATTGCATGGAAGAAGAGCAGGCTGGCATCGCACTCCTGACTGAGAAGTACGGACTGAAGGTTGGCCGGAACCTGCACTGGTATGACGCTCTGCATAATATCGACCCACGCAAGGTGGCCTACTACCGCCGAGTTCTTAGAAGGGGTGAAGATATCAAAGGCACTCCCAGAGTGAACGTGTCAACGATACACGGAATCAAGGGAGGCGAAGCCGATAACGTATTACTTCTGAACTCTTTGGCCCCAAAAACGCGCAAAGGCCTAGACGACTATCCGGATGACGAGCATCGCGTCTTCTACGTGGGGGCTACTCGCGCTAGAGAGAATCTATATATGTGCCGGATGCCGGATAGGTACGTCTACCCGATACCACAAAGGGCTTGACTTTTTGAATGGAAGGCCTTAAATTACGTGACATGAATATTTCAACGCGAAAATTTGATACCAGACAACCGATGTGCCCCCTCGGCATATTAGGTCACGTCGGGTATTGGGCGACGATTAGTCGCTCGAATCCAGAGGCCGAAAACCTCTAATCGCGTTGTAACCGTCTCCGGTGCAACGCCGGGGACAGAAACCTAGACCCACTTCTACTCCCTGGCTCTGCACCGTAGCAGGCTCTTTAACAATTTGGGCAGTAGATTCGTGGATGTCTAGTCGCGTATGGATCGTGAGCAGGCTGTAACCCTGTACCTTCTTAGGCATTCTAGGTTCGATTCCTAGGACATCCACCAATTTTTTTGGTATTACCCCAGTTGAGTCGTCCGGGTGACGACGGCAGACTGTTAATCTGTGCGAGCTAGGTTCGAGTCCTAGAATTGGGGCCAAGCGGGGTAGAAAGTTCTGGTGATAAAACTGGCTTCCACCCAGTATAGGCGGGTTCAATTCCCGCACCTCGCTCCAAATCTGTGCGTAGCTCAGTCTGGTAGAGTTGGTGGCCTGGAACCATCATGTCGTAGGTTCGAATCCTACCGCGCAGACCAAATTCAAGCCCGTGGGCGCGTCTGGTGACGTGGATCGCCTGTCGAGCGAATGTAGGTGAGTTCAATTCTCATCGCGGGCGCCAAACAAAATGCTCGGTTAGCTGAGGGGATTAGCGCCGTTCTTACAAATCGGAGACGATGGTTCGATTCCATCACTGAGTACCAAGGGGGTGGTGCGTGGGCGCCACCGACGGCCTTGCAAGCCGATGGGCGGGGTTCGATTCCGCGCACCTCCACCAAACAACGACGCTCCTGTCCTGCTAATTGGAATAGGCGGTCTGGTTCTCATCCAGAACAATGACGGTTCGAGTCCGTTCAGGAGTACCAAGCATCTGTCAGCTAAATGGAATAGGCAGTCTGGTTTTCACCCAGAACAATGCGGGTTCGAGTCCCGTCGGATGCTCCAAACAATGTGTCTCAAACTTTGAAACGTGAAGCCTGGGTTGTGATCCCGGATGAACTAGGTGCAAGTCCTAGGAGACACCCCAACATAGATGTGATGGCCGAGAGGATAGGCTTCTGCTTGCAAACCAGACACACGACGGTTCGAATCCGTCTCACATCTCCAATGCCCCGGTAGGCGAATAGGCATAGCCGCCAGTCTTAGAAACTGTAGTTTGCGGGTTCGAGTCCCGCCTGGGGTACCAATTTAATGCGGTAGGTCAAGCGACCAACCAGGGCTCATAACCCAGGACAGCCGGGAGCGTTACCCGGTGCCGCTACCAGAGTCCGGTAGCTTAACAGTAGAGCCCCCGTCTGATACGCGAGGAGATGAAGGTGCAATTCCTTCTCGGACGACCAAACAATGCCACACGAAACATTTATCTAGATGATGTCCTGTCTTGTAAACAGGGGAACTCGGCGCGCTTCCGAGCTGTGGCTCCAATTTGCTTTTGAAAGCACCTTAACCTGGTTACCGTGCTTTTGAAAGCACATCGTCCCTCCATCCGACAGGAGCGGTAGGAGTGTTCTAAGCTCTGATTTCGAGGTTCGAGTCCTCGTGGGGGGTCCAAATTCTAAGCGTCCCTGATGGGAATAGGCATACCTTGCTCGCTCAAAACGAGTAGTTTCTCGGTTCGAAGCCGAGGGGGCGCACCAACCTTCTCTAGCTGAGATGGATTAGCAACGGTTTGAAGCACCGTGGAGCGTGGTTCGATACCACGGGGAAGGACCAAACAATAGATGCCGGGTGGCCGGTCGTCACACGCAGGCTTATATCCTGCTATGAGGTGGGTTCAACTCCCACGGCATCAACCAAGCCTCATGCCCGGTGGACGGGTGTCAGTCTTCGAAACTGATTAGCTTCTGGGTTCGAATCCTAGATGGGGCTCCAATTTCGGATGCGTAACTCAGCTGGCAGAGTCACCGCTCTTAACGGGAAAGACGTAGGTTCGAGACCTACCGCATCCACCAAACATTGCCTCCGTAACTCAATTGCGCAGAGACAGGCCTTTTAAGCCGACTGATGTAGGTTCGAATCCTACCGGGGGTACCAAACATGGAGAGCGAACCAGGCAGGGCCTGGGACGGACTGCTAATCTAGTCGCTCGCTGTAGCGGGTGAGTTTCGACTACTCCGCTCTCCGCCAATTACGGAAGGTGATGCAGGTGGGATGGTCCGCCGACGTGCCTTGAAAACATGGTCCTGCAGAAATGTGGGTGGGGTTCGACTCCTCCGCCTTCCGCCAATCAATAGCTCATGCTCTGGGACTAGAGCGGACTCCAAACCCGACGAGCACGGTTCGATTCCGTGATGGGCTGCCAACGGGGTGACGCAAAGTGCGGGATCAGGCTTTGAACCTGTGAGCGTCGGAGCATTACCGACCACCCTAGCCAATTTCTTTGACCTTTCCTGCTTGTTGGGGTGTCGTCAAGTGACGAGACAAGGCTCTGACCCTTGTCGGTCAGGCGCGATACCTGACACCCCTGCCAATTTCTACTGCCCAAATTGTGTCCGACCGCACACTTTTCCCTGATTCATACAAATGAATGCGTCATTCTCTTGCATTTCTCTGTGTCGGTAGTAGTATTAAATATGAGGACACACTTAGAAAGCTAGAAAGGGATCAGCCATGTTATTCGAAATCGTCAAATTTTTAGGAGCCACCAGCATCATCTGGATGGTTGTCTTGGGAATGGAATCGCATCGCATTATTCGCTGGTACCGCATCAAGTTCAACAAGTAGAAAGGAGAGAAAGCCATGCCTAAGATTATCCCAAGACTGAAATATCGCGAGCATTGCATCAAGCAAGGCCGCGATGGAATCAAGCCTCTCACACGGAAGCAGAGGAAAGCTCTACGTCAGCACGAAGCCGCAATGAAAGAACAGATGTATGAAGACATGGCGGCCGATGGACCTTATGGGAGGATATCGTGAACGAACTCACCTTTGAAGTCTGGATTGAGACGGGGGCCACGAACGGCCTCTATACCCTCCATCGCATTCTGCAGGGACGCCCTGAGCATCCGATGGTCAACCCTTATACCTACGTTCGCAATTTGGGACGCACGTGGGAGACAGCTTGTGCGAACGCCGACAAGTATTGTGACAGCCACCCGCACATCAAATATGTCAAGTTCTACGACATTTCGGACGAGTGCGGTACGCTTCGCAAGCGCGGCGAGTACGATGACAACCGCCTGTGGTTTGGGAAACACCAAGGCAAGCTGATTGAGGATCTCGTTGAAACCGAGAAAGACTATCTCATCTACATCCGGGATAATTTCACCTCCGACAATCCTCGTATCAACTCGTTGATTAATGGCCTGAAGGCTATGGAGCTCGGCGAGTCCAAATACGAGAAGCAGAAGCGTGAGCGTGAGGAGCGGAAAGAGGTTGAAGATGCGGAGCGGGCTGTGAAGATGGCCGACGCGCCAATCATTGAGGAAGGGCGTCGTTCCTTCGTCGTAACGATCATCGGAACGAAGTGGCAGGCGTCGGATTACGGTGACACTCTTAAGATGTTGGCCGAGGATGAGGATGGAAACCGATATTGGGGCTCAGTACCAAGGGCCGTGAGTGACTACAAGGCGGATAATGAAGTTGAGTATTCGGGCCTGAAATTTGAGCTGACCGCTCGCGTCACGAGGTCCGACGACGATGAGCATTTCGGCTTCTTCAGCCGGCCCTATGCTAAACTCGAGGAATGTTTGATCGCCTCATAGACCTCCTCGTCGACTTCGTACAAATCTTCCAATTCTGGGTTGTCATTGACGAGTACGAGAGAGGAGTCGTGCTCACGCTCGGCAAGAGGCGCTACCGGTTTCTCTTCTGGAAACGAAACCCTGTCCTCCAACCTGGCTTCCATTGGGTCATCCCTTTTGACGTCGATCAAATCTTCGTCGATAATGTCGTTCCCGCAGCGATGGACCTCGGTGAGCAGAGCCTCACAACAGAGGACGGCGTTGAAATCGTCATTCAAGGAATGGTTCTGTGGAGCATCAACGATATCGAAAAGACAGTCCTCAAAGTCGAAGAAGTCGATGATGTCCTGCATCAGGCCTCTTGTGGAATCATCGGTGACACGGTCGCGGACAGCACCTGGAAGCACATTCATGCGAATGGTTTCGCCGATGAAATTTCTGAGACGATCACAAAAGAGGCTGATGGATGGGGCGTAACCGTACACGAATTCAGATTCATTGACTTGAGTAAGGCTCCAAGCCTAAGGCTTTGGAATGAATAAGAAAAAACCTGCGCCTCCGAGGGTGGGGCGAACGCCAGATATACTGCGAAAGGGCGGACCCCACCCGCGTCAACGCTACGTTCCGGAAATTGATTGGGATGAAATCTTTGATGAGATCTTCGGATCACGTATAATGCCACCATCGCAAAAGGGAGAAGATGAATGAAGAGCGCAATCGTCGCAGTCGTACTTGGACTCATCGCATACAACATCTTTCCGTTCTCGCTTTTCGTCGGCGCTGCCGGCGGATTGCTTATCGGATGGAACGTCCTTGAGCAGCCAGCCATTGTCCGAGAGTACTGGGATAAGGTTGTTGCCAAGATTGAAGACATCCGTTCGTAACGCATTACGAAAAATGAATTATCCCATCTACCCAGGAGGACCCCATGACAACTAGATAGGGCATTTCGCCCTTAGGAGATTGTCATGGCCAGACCTTCGGATGGAACGAAGCCGAAAGGCGGGAAGAAAAATCGCAAGCACGGTAGAAATCGCAAGTGGTGTGAAGCCTATCGCGCACGCGGACAGAGAGAGATAAACAAGGCCCGCAAGGCCGCCAAAGTCGCCAGAGAAAGGGAACGCCACCATGAAAAAAGCCGGAAAAATCTGGGGAGAGACGGTACAGATAGTCGCTAATTCATCCCTAGAGCTACATCGCATCGAAGTTCATCCCGGGACACAATGCTCCGTTCACTCTCATAAATACAAGTGGAACGGATTCTATTGCGAGAAGGGTCGCATCATGATCCGAGAAAGAATGGATTATGGGAACGGGAACGAGCTTTGGGATGAAACAATCCTTGAGGTCGGTGACTACCATGAAGTCAAGCCCGGGCATGACCATCAATTTGTCGCAGTTGGACAGGAGATGGCAGTCGTGTTCGAGATATACTTCGCGAACTTCCAACATGATGACATCGATCGAAGTACAGTCGGTGGAGTGATTCCAAAGAAGGTGAGAAAAAAGAGTGCCGACTCCTGAAGACCTGCAGATACATGTCCTTGACTTAGAGTTGAATGGTGGCTGTAACTATAAGTGCCAGATGTGTCCCCAGTCACAAGGACGCGAGAGAGAGTTTCTCAGAAAGCTCCCTTTTGATGTATTCGAAAAGATTGTCGACGATGGGATGCAGTATGGCCTCCAGACGGTTACACTCCATGGCAGCGGCGAGCCGACGCTCAACCGAGACTTTCCGAAGTTCGTCAAGGCAGTCAAGGATCGCGGCCTCACCTGCATATCGTTTACCAACGGTAAGAAGCTGACGGAGAAACTGAGCGGAGAATTGATAGAGGCAGGCATTGACATCCTACGCCTGTCTTGCATCGGTTATGACAAACCGACGTACACGAAGTGGATGGAAGGCGGGGATTATGATTTGGTGAGAGAGAACGCTCGGCGTTTCGTCAGCATGGCGAAAGGATCGCTGAGTGAGATGCACATCAATCACCTAATCATAAATCAGGAAGAGGTCGAATATGAAGTATTACAGTATAGAAAGAACTGGGGCCGATTCACTGGAGCTCACAGTGAAATTTGGCTCATGCACAATTGGGCAGATTCAGATAAGATCGACATCAACTATCATCGGCGCGGTGAAAAAAGATCTTGTGGCCGACCCAACGCTCCCCTTTTGCAAGTGCGGGCTGGAGGCCTTGGCAGCCACCGTGCGGCGGTTGTCGCGTGCTGTATGGTGCTTGGGCAAGATTCCCGAGGAGTGCTTGGACATCTCGATTCAAATTCCATCGCAGAAATTGTCGACTCCCCTGCGTATCGTGAACTCAGGTTAGCGCATGAGGAAGGAAGATTCGATGACATCGATGTCTGCAGAAATTGCGACCAACTCTATGAAGTACCAGAGTCACTTGTCTGGTCTGACATCCCCGGGCGCGAATATCAACAGAGCAAAAACCTCCCAACGCTCAATTTCGGAGACTACACACCCGGCTGAGGTTGATTTTCAGAAGATCCTCAGGACCCTGCAATTGAAGCACAAGATTTCGAGCTCGAGAGTTGCGCAAATCGTGGGATGTTCACAGTCATATCTCAATCGTCTGCGTAGCGGGGTCAGGTACGAACCTAGATTTTCTATAGGGATGAGAATAATCCTGCTCTATAACCGTTTGCAGAAGCGGCGGTAGGTTGTATTATTAGAACTGAGGGAAGTCGCAGTTAGGTCTAGGTTTCGCCCTCACAAACCTGGGACACACCCTCAGCCCTCGGGCTTACAGAAAGGAAGAAAGTTGACGCACAAGATGCCTTGCCATATTTCAGACAGTCCCCAAACACCGGAGGATGATGATGAGCAATGGGAAAGCATTTTCGGACAAGAGGATGAAGATGAGGCCTACGAGCGTTATCGACAACAGGAGATAGACGATGAGCGGATGGAATCTTCCACCGGGCGTGAGCGTGATGGATGAGCACATCAATCCTTCAGACTATCCTGTGATTGGTTTCACGGGAACGAGGAATATGATAAGCCGAGCAGCGGGACTCGCACTGACAGACCGATTGCGAAAGCTTCAGCCATGTGAGTTTCATCACGGTGATTGTATGGGCGCAGACGCTGCCGCGGCAACGGCTGCTCGAAGTCTAAATATCGAGGTACATGGCCATCCGCCGACGAAGTCGAAGTTGAGGGCGTATGTCACGAGTGATGTTTGGTACGAGCCAAAGGATTACATCCCTCGCAATCACGACATCGTGGATGCTGGGGATATCATCATCGCGTGTCCCGGGAACGTCGAAGAAGTTCGAAGTGGAACGTGGGCGACGGTGAGGTACGCTCGCAAGAAGGGGAAGCCGATTATTATCATCTACCCTGACGGTACGGTGGTGGAGGAGAACAATGGATAGACGAGATTTCATAAAAGGTATGACGATCGGTGGCGTAGCCGTAACCACGGTTGGCCGACACCTGGTGACAGGTGACGAAGCGGTACACGAGGTGATTGAAGGATCACCAATCGCGGCACTTGAACAGGCGGGCGTTGAAGTTTCTGAACCAGTCAAGGAGATGGTTGAAGGTGAAGTCTTCACACCTATGGTCATTGAATCCGAATTCTCATTGGACGAGAATATCTATCCTCATCGACAGGTTGGTGTTTTAAGCCCCGTTGGATTTGGATTTGGACGACGTGAGATTTCTGGCCGGTTTACGATGTATGTCGAAGATATTGAAAAGGTACGTCTGCTCACGGAGACGCATGGACCTCATTGGATTGAAGTTCACCAGGGTCCGTGGAAGCATCGGTTCAATGCCTATATCAATAGCGTGTCGATACAGGCGTCACCGCATGAACTTATCACGGCAGACGTGAACTTTGTCGCTACGGAAATGAATACAGTCGAGGCTTAATGAGTTCTTGCAATCGTGAGTGACGATGTTAGTATTACATCTGAGCATTCATAGAAAGCAAGGAGAAAGACAATGAGTAAGAACCTAAACCTAATCGCCCATTGTGGTGCGAACTACGTCGAAAGGAACGTCCTCTCGGGTATGGTCCTTCCGCCTAAGACAGAGACGTTTGTCCCCATTGGTCACGATTACTTCGTTGACCTGGTTGAGGACCGCTTGAATGAGAAGGGATTGAAAGTCGCATCGACGGCATTCGCTCTCGGCCATGAAGGCGCGAACATGTTCGGTATGATGGAAGTTCACTCGAAGAAGAGCGCGGACTTCGCTACCGTCATCGGATTGCGGAACAGCCACATCAAGTGGTTTGCCGCTTCCATCGCATGTGGTAGTGGCGTCTTCGTTTGTGACAACCTAGCGTTCAGCGGTGAAGTAACCGTTGGCCGCAAGCATACGTCACTCATTCTTGACAGCCTGGGCGACGTCATTGACGACGCAGTAGGCAAAGTCATCGACTTGAGTGCGGTGCAGTCAGCTCGATATGACGCCTACAAGAAACGTCAGCTCACGCCTTTCGAGGCTGAGTACCTGATCGTTGAGATGTTGCGCCGAGGTGCAATCAACACAGGACGAGTCGAGAAGGTTGTCGAGCAGTGGGACACACCTGACCACAAGTCGTTTGCCAAGACTGGCGACAGTGGTTGGAGGTTGTTCAACGCTGCAACCGAGTCGCTGAAGGGACTGTCAGTCAACGAGCTGGCTCCTCGCACTCGGAAGCTTCACGACCTGATTGATGAGGTCGTAGAGTTCGACATCGCAGCCTGAAGAAGATTCGGGGACTGGCCCACCTGGCAACAGAACGGGCCATGCCTTCTCGGTCCAGGAATCTAGAAGGCTCCCGCCCTGCCAACCCGGGGCGGGTTTTTCAAACGGCGGGCCCGCCAGTAGATTGAAGGGGATGCGATGACTAGGTCAATGTCATTCAAACCGGAAACTCAGGGCCCGCTCCTTATCTCATAGAAAGGAGAAATGAAATGTTGTCAGGAATAAGCATGCCCCAACTTCTGATTATCGCAGTAATCGTGATCATGTTGTTCGGGACGAAACGTATCCGCCAAGCTGGTGGTGACTTTGGTGCCATGATTGCAGGCTTCCGGAAGGAGACCAAAGGGGAGAAGATTGATCCTCTCTCTGTAGCAAAAGACGTGAACAAGGCACGGAGAACCCTCAAGGAGGCGAAGAAACTTTTGGATCCTTAAATGAACGATATGAATCGATTGTTCACCTGCAAGAACCCGTACCAGGGCGACGCGAAGAGAGTTCTTTGCGTCTGCTCTGCGGGTCTTTTGCGTTCTCCGACCGCTGCGGTTGTCCTTCAACGAGAATTTGGCTTCAATACCAGGGCCGCTGGCGCGAATGATTATGCGCTAATCCCGGTGGATGCCATCCTAATCCACTGGGCAGATGAAATCGTCTGCATGGAAGATATCCATTTCCAGACCCTTGAAATGCGATTCCCGCTCGACATGACAGACAAACCTGTCAAGGTTCTTGCGATTCCTGACCGCTTCTCGTACATGAAAGAGTCATTGCAAGAGTCCATTAAAGAGGTGTATCAACGACTTGAGAATCCGGGTGACTCAGAACTTGCGTCGGAAGTGGATACCCAGTAATATCTTCAACCACATAGAAAGGTACCGGTGATATGTTCGGCGAAAACCCTATAAGAAAACAGGACCTATCCTCACCAAATCAACTCTGGATCCAAGAAGTTTTCCCTACCATACAAGGTGAGGGACCTTTCGCTGGCGAAGGCGCTATCTTCGTTCGCCTCGGCGGATGCAATCTCAAATGCTTCTGGTGCGACACTGACTTCGAATCGTCCACATGGCACCCCCATATGGATGAACTACTTCTGGCGATTATCGCCGCCAATGAGCACATCAAAACTGACTTGGTAGTGCTCACTGGCGGCGAGCCTTTTCGACAAGACATCTCGGTCCTGTGCTTCAAACTCTTGGAGCAGGGGCATCGGGTACAGATTGAAACGAACGGCATTCGCTGGATTGATGCCTTCAACGATGACTGGGCGAGGCTGGCTTTCGCGAACGGCAATCTGTCTATTGTCTGCTCACCGAAGACGGCCAAAATCAATAAGACAATTGAATCTCTGTCGTCCTGTTACAAGTATATCGTGAGCTTCGACGATACCGACAAAGAGGATGGCTTGCCAATTCTCAGTACCCAAACCAAGCAGAAGCACATTCGTCTGGCACGTCCTCCAAACGGTAAGGCGGTGTATGTCCAGCCACTAGACTCGTATGACAAGGATGAGAACCGGCAGAACGAGCTACACGCCATCAGCCTTGTGAAACAGTACGGGTATCGGATGAGCTATCAACTTCACAAGCACCTGGGGTTACCATAATGTTGAAGATACATATTGTCGTCGCATCGATGGTCATTGTGACCTTTTTTCTCGGAGTAGGGGTAACGCTGAATTTCAAGCCGGTTGAAGCACAGGCTGAGGAGACTCCGCTCTACTGCTACGATCCTTATGGTGAAGAAGTCGAACAGGAATGGGAGGTTGACTCGACAACCGTTCACATCAATTGGCTCGACAGTGAACGTGGCGGTGAAGCCTGGAGCTCGTTCTATTATGATGAGGAGACGAACTCCTCGCTCTGTGCTGTCTACGCTAGGCGGCCAGAACAGATACTCGGAGACCCCGACATGGATGCCCTTGGGCACGAGTTCCTACATTGTTTGATAGGAGAGTTCCATTCCGATGACTAAGATGGATCGAAGAAAGTTCTTGCAAATGGTCGGCCTTGGCTCCGCCGTGGCGCTACTTCCCCCAGCACTCGCCGAACCGGGGTCGGCCTATTCAAACGTCGTCACACTTGGTGAGTTCGATGACGATCCTTTCTGCATTGACATCACGGTCCAGTTCAATGGCAACCTGGCAAATGATCCAGACGGATACTATGCCCTCTTCTATCAAGACGGTGAAGACTTGGTCCTGGTCCAAGACGGGAAGGTCTACGGCCGTGAGGCGGTTGTCGTACCTTGTCCCATACAGGCGGTCAAAGAAAAGAAGGTTGTTGTTCGTGCTATTGGGATGGAGACAGCCCAGTTCGTTGAAGCCCACCAGGCAGAAGAAGATCCTCTAACCATCCACACCATTGCCCCATTAGAGAGGAACTATGTCAATCAGAGCAGTTAGGTACCACGATTTCAGCGCCGGACACCGCGTCGTTGGACACGAGAACAAGTGCCGGTGGCTCCACGGACATAACTATCGTGTGACGTTCTTCTGTGAAGCAGAGGAACTCGACGGTGTGGGTCGTGTCATAGACTTCGGAGTCATCAAGTCGAAGCTCTGTGAATGGCTTGAGCGAAGATGGGACCATAAGTTCCTCATCTGGAAAGACGATCCGATGCTCAAGTTACTTCAGCAAGGATTCATCAGCGGAGACAACCCAGGGCAACACCTGCACGACAGTCTCCACATCACACCATTTAACCCGACAGCCGAGAATATGGGCAGATATCTTCTCGAAATAATGGGTCCGGAATTGTTGGCTGATGCTCCCGGCGTCAAGCTCACGAAAGTCATCGTCGAAGAGACACGAAAATGTTCAGCGGAGGTATCATTATGAAGTCGGTAGTCATCTACTCGGGAGGCATGGACTCGTTCACGCTTCTCAATCACGCTCTCGAAACCTGTGACGAGGTGCATGCCTTGTCGTTCAATTACGGGCAACGTCATGCCAAAGAGCTTGAGTACGCTCACCGATTTTGCGCGGTGAAACGAATTCCGCACAAGGTGGTTGACATTCGATCAATCAACACTCTGCTCCAAGGCAGCTCATTGACCAGCGGCATTGAGGTCCCGGAGGGACACTACTCTGAAGAAAACATGAAGGCGACAGTCGTCCCGAATCGAAATATGATAATGCTCAGCCTAGCAGTCGGATACGCGGTGAGCCTAGATATTGGTGCCGTGTTCTGCGGCGCCCATGCAGGGGATCACGATATCTACCCCGACTGCCGAGAAGAGTTCTTCGACGCTCTAAATGGAGCGACGATGATTGCGAACTACCAACCTGTCAAATTGCTGACACCGTTCATTACACTCACCAAAGGCGACATACTTGACGTGGGCAAAGATCTTGGTCTCACCGCTGAGGATTATGGTCAAAGCTGGACCTGCTATAACGGTCGAAGAGAGGCCTGCGGCAAGTGCGGCGCCTGTGTCGAACGACTGGAGTCATTCAACGACATGGGGTGGGTAGATCCACTCGAGTACGAAGACAGAGAGTTCTGGAAGAGCGTGGTGGCCGCAGCATGAGCAATGGTGACCTAGAAGCCGCTGCCGGATACCTGCTCAAAGGAATCGGTGAGGACCCGGAACGAGGCGGATTGGTTGAGACCCCTTTGCGCGTGTCTCGCGCGTGGGAGTTCTGGACCAAGGGCTACGGCGAAGATCCTAAGGACATAATGAAGGAGTTCGAAGATGGCGGTGAAAACTACGACCAAATGGTGTTGGTCCGTGATATTCCGGTATATAGCCATTGCGAGCACCATCTTGCTGCTATTTTTGGTCGTGCCTCAGTCGCCTATATCCCGGATGGGAAAATCTGCGGACTTTCCAAACTCAATCGAGTCGTGGATTGCTTTTCCCGCAGACTCCAAGTCCAAGAACGACTCACCGATCAAATCGCAGAATCCATATACGATGTTCTGTCGCCAAGAGGAGTGGCGGTCAGGCTATGCTGTCGGCACCTGTGCATGGAAAGCCGTGGAGTCTGTCAGCAGGGACACGAAACCATCACCACAGCCCTAAGAGGCGTATTCAAGAGCGATAATAGTGCCAAAGAGGAGTTTTTGAACCAAGTACGGTAATGGGAGAAGGCCAATGCATCGCGCGATGATGTGCGTTAAGGAGTTTCACGAGAAATTTGACATACCGATAAATGATGTCCCACACCTACCCGACACTGAGGAGGTGAAGAGGCGAATGAAGCTCTTAGAGGATCAGTATCATGAATATCGGTATGCTGAACGAGGCAAGGATCTCACGAAAGTGACGGACGCCCTAGCTGACATGGTATATGTCATCTGCGGCACCGCTCATTATTACGGGATTCCATTGGACAAGGTTTTTGCCGAAGTCCACCGAAGCAACATGACGAAAGAAGGTAAGGACGAGAATGGGAAGGTGCTGAAAGGCGACCATTTCAGCCCACCCGAGATCGCGGAGATACTTTTGAAGAGGATATATGACGTAGATGATATCTGACGAATACAAGGCATTGAACTCGAAGCTTCACAAGCAGAGCGAACACTTTGGATCGAGCGCCTGGCGGTGCTGGAAAGAATGGATCGTCCCTTTCGTCTATTCATGGCCAGAGCAAAGCTCTATCCTCGATTATGGCTGCGGCAAGGCGACTGTGAGCCAGAATTTCCCGGGCGTGACAAATTATGATCCGGCGATTGAAGGAGAGTTCTCAGAAGATCCGGTCCCTTGCGACTTAGTCCTCTGCATTGACGTGATGGAGCATGTCGAGGAAGAGTTCATCGACGCTGTTTTGGACCACATCAAATCAAAGACGATCCTAGCGGCTTTCTTCGTCATTTCAGTTCGCCCGGCTTGTGCGAAGCTACCAGACGGAAGGAACGCTCATATCACACTCAAGCCCCAAGCCTGGTGGATGAGGAAACTCATGTACCGCTGGCAGAATGTCCATGTGGTGACGGAGAAAGAGAACGACCACTTCGCCATCTCGTGTTATGACAATCAGGAGGAGCCCGATGCCGGGTAGCAGAAACGCATTCAAGGATCACGTGTGGATCACGACATACAGTGACAAGAGGTTCAATCTGTTTGGCGATGATCCGTCTGAAATTTGCATTGAAGATATCGGTCATGCGTTGAGCAATCAATGCCGGTACACCGGCCACGTAACTCATTTCTACTCCGTGGCGCAGCACTCGGTATTGGTGACTAGCATTGTCGAATGGCTTGGCGGGAACCAAGGAGAGCAACGACAGGCACTCTTCCATGATGCCAGCGAAGCCTATTTGAGTGACATGGCTGCTCCCTTCAAAGCTCAAGTGGTGGGCTACCATAAACTCGAAGCGATGATTGAGAAACGGATTGAAGAGAAGTATCAGCTCATCGGAAAGTGCGACATCGTCAAGAAAGCCGACTGGTTGGCTCTCTTCGTTGAAGCAGAGAATCTTATCAATGCCGACTCGCGAGATTGGGTCGGGTGGGATGAACACGGCCAAGAGGCGCAGGAATTGAGGATAGAAATCATTCCCCAATTGCCGCGTGACGCGAAGTCCGCATTTTTCGCGAAGGCCTTTGACCTAGGATTTGGAATATGAACTCAATGGACTCAGTTGAGAAGATCATCACATCGTATTTCGCGCCCGTGACGCTGCGGCCTTTCGGATACAAGAACAAGATATATCATCCGAAACGATTGCGCGTGTCGCCTGGCATGTTCACAAGGCAGATGATTTGCCATCCGAACTGCGGCGGTTGTTGCCGTAAGTTCACGATGGATTGGCTGCCCGGAGAGAAGCTTCACTCGGGTGTCGCGGATCGAGTTGAAGAGAGGATGATCCAATTTGACGGAGAAGAGTTTCCTGTGATGAGTGACATGCAAGTCGGGAACGACACCTACTACTGCCATCATTTGAATTTGGTTGATGGACGCTGCGGAATTCACGACAACGCTGACTCAGTCGGAAACGCTCTGAGCTGCGAGTTCGAATTGATACGATTTACTCATTCGGAGATACCCGAACGAGCCAACCAAGTTACCCACAGGCCTTTCGGGCGAGGCTGGGCAATGCGCCGAATTGACGGAGAACGCGGCGCGAGATGTGAATGGTTTACGAAGGAGCCTGATCCGGAGTGGACAGAAGAAGTGATTGGTCGATTCATTCGATTAAAAGATTGGACTGACCATTTCAAACTCGATACCTGTATCCCAGCCATCGTTAGGTGGTTGGAGACAGGCCCGCACACCGAGCCGCTGTGGCTTGACAACGCAATAGGATTCGAAGATGAACGATCAAACGAAGTCACTGAAATCGCTGGGCTCAAGTGACACGAAGTATGAATATGACACAGCGAATCCGGAGCTCCTAGAGAGTTTCCCCAATCCTTTCTGGCCGACAGAAGAAGGCGAAGAAGGGCGAAATCCCAACGGGGCAGCAGGGAATATCGTGATCCGTGCGCCGGAGTTCACGTCTCTCTGTCCGAAAACCGGACAGCCTGATTTCGCAGAAATCATCATCCAGTACACACCACGGGAATTGTGCGTTGAATCAAAATCCCTTAAACTCTATCTCGGTTCATACAGAAATGTCGGTGAGTTCCATGAGAGTTGCGTCTGCAAAATCATCAACGATTTGGTGGACGCTATCGAGCCGTACCGAATCGAGGTACAGGGACGTTTTACGCCGCGCGGCGGGATACCCTTCTGGCCAACCGCAGTCTGGGCCCATCCCGAACTCTCTGGCGGCCCGAGCGTCCAGATGCCGAACGAAAAACAAATCATCCGCATGAATTGAAAATGCTCGTCGCGACGACGATCAAATTTCAAATGGCGTAGTATTAAAAGTGAGCTGATGCATATCTACTATTCGGGAGTCGGTAAAGGGGTCATCGAGGCAGATGAGCGCCTCGGTACTCCGCGGTACCGGCTTTTCTCCTGTCACGGCTCCTACGTGAAATATGCCAAAGCGACAAGCCCTATTGTCGCCAAGATTGACGACAATTACGAAATCATGCTCGATTCGGGCGCCTTCACTGCCTGGACGAAAGGCGAGGAAGTCCACCTGCCGCACCTGGTCGATGTCTACGCTGAATTGGTGGACATCATCGGTGATTTGAATAAGGTGTGGTTCATCAACTTGGACAAAATCCCGGGAAAACCAGGAGAGACAGCGACCGAAGAACAACTCGCTGAAGCCATCAAAATCTCCGATGAGAACTATGCGGTACTGAACGAAAAGTTCCCAAATCGGGTCCTTCCGGTGTTCCACCAGAACGAAGATGAGGCTCGCCTGAAGGAGGTTTGCGATATGTCGGGCGGATACGTCTGCATCTCGCCCAGGAATGACCTTGGGGAAACATATCGCGCCAGGTGGGCAGCAGAAACGCATCATCTGCTACCAGAGGGCATCCGAACGCATGGTCTCGCAGCAACCGGAACCCAAATGATGACGAAAGTGCCGTGGTTGTCGGTTGACTCCGCAACCTGGATCCTGATAGCGGCCTACGGTGGGATCTTCATTGACACGAATTTCCGCATCGTTGGCGTCAGTGAGACCTCACCAACAAGGCATGATAAGAACGCCCACGTCACGACACTTGCCGATCCTGAGCGAGATTACCTGTATGATTTGATGAAGAAATGGAAGTTTACCCTGGAGGAATTGGGTACAATATTCGAATCCAGGGCATTGTGGAACCGCATGATGATGACGGAACTGTACCGCAGCATCGGTGACACCAGCCATCTTCCAGTCCAAAAAGGGATATTTGACCTATGAACAAATTATTTGATAATCCGAAAGGCGCTGTCATCGCAATCTTGATCGTTCTGCTTCTGTTCTTCGCCTATAAAGCGAAGGCGACAGAAGTTGAAATCGGTCCGACGTTTGCCAGCGGATTCAACGGTGGCGTGGGACTCGTACTGACTGAGAGAGTCTACCAGGAGAAGTTTGACCTTGGCATCGCTCTCATCAGTGAGCAGGATTACAACGATCTGAAGCTCGACAATAACGGCAATGTCTTTGTCGCATTCGTGGCACAGAAACCTGAGACATGGTGGAAGGCACTCCCGACTGAGGTGCATATTGGCGCGGCGTACTGGATCCACACTTCAAGATTTATTGGTGACGAACTCGGTTACACTCTGGTTCTCAAATGGCGCATCACTGACCATCAATCAATCGGCATTCGGCACTGGTCGAATGCGGGGACCACGAAGCCGAATCGTGGGCAGGACTTGATCACATGGGGGTGGAGATTCTAATGAGGAAGAACCGTCCAATGACGATAGTCGAGTGGGCCTCGTTCTGGGCTATAGTCGTCATCCTAGGCTTCGTATCGTCGAAGGTACGCGCTGACAGCATAGCGTTGAACTGGACGAACCCAACGGAGACGGAGACCTGCACGAACGCCGGTCCGTACACGAACCAAGGTGGCACACGAATCTGGCAACTCGTGGCAGACATACCCGACGGCACGGTGACGAGCTATCAAATTGACTACGTGAAGCCTGGTACGTACACCTACACCTCTACAGCGTACTCCGCCGGTGGAACCTCCTCACGTATCTCAAGCACAGCGGAGAAGACTATCACCGCTTGGAAGACAGTTGACACGAAAGTTCGCAGCGTATCCAAAACCAATGGAAATTTCTTCCTGCCAGTCGTAGGTTCTATTCCATTAGGCACTGACTGTCGTACGGATATCTCTGTCGAAGGACAGGTGTTCGATTCTGATGGTGTGACAATCATACAGAAGAAATTCTATGCCGTAGACGACGCTGACGTGACGTTCACCGGTGTGCAAGACATATTGGTGGTAGCTGAATGTGGCTGATTGTCGCCATCGTTGTGGCTGTTATCGTGGCTATTATTTTGAAAGGGGATGACAAAAAGCCTCCCATAGACCGTCCAAAGAATGTGACGGGCGTTTCAATTAGGTTGGAGAACGATACATGAAAAATCTACTTATATCTTGGGAACTACCCATTGAGCGTGAGCTTGGCGGCGTACTTGACGTCACTGAGATTGCTCACGTCGCTGTGGCGGGAAGTGCCAATGGTGGTGTGGACTACGCACCCCTTGGCAACATAGCACCGCCAGATCTTAATGTAGCAGTGAACGACGTCGCCTTTGGCGATTGGATCTTCCGCTTCATCACAGTCGACACGAATGGCGCGCAATCGTCTGGCCTTGAGGTGCCGTACACGGTGGCAGATGACTCACCTCCTCTGAATGTCGGGAATGTGACTATCACACCTGTATGAGGGCAGTGATTCACAGCACCGGATCCGGTTGGCAGCGTCGATACCAGGACTATTTCGTATCTGGTTTCGGGTACCACGGCATACCCGTGATTTTCACGAATCACGACGCGGTCGACACGAATGGCGATCTTCATGTTCTCTTCGCGAACAATTCGTGGAAGAAAACTCTCGGAATTTGCCAGTCGAAGAAGATTCCCGTGCTGACAGTCAACCGTTGCTTTTTCGGAGACCGGCATGACAATGTCGCGATTGGCTGGGATGGATTCAACGGCCGCGCCGATTTCATGAACGAGAACAGCCCGGGAGATAGGTGGGACAAGCACCGCGTCCCTCTTAGATCCTGGCGCATGATGCCGGAGATAGATGATGGATATATCCTCGTTCTCGGTGAATTCCGTGATATGACATCGTGGTATGAGAGAGTGGCTCGGTTGCTCGATCAGACAAATCGATCAGTCAAGTTCCGGCCCCATCCATTTCGGGCGGGTGATCGGATACCATGTGGGTGGGGAAAGGCACCTGGTTTTGCCCAAGATGATATCGAAACCGCGCTAAAGGGAGCGGTTCTTTGCGTGACTTATGACACAATTGGTGGAGTTGATGCTATCATTCAGGGTGTACCCACTGTGGCGTATGGCCCAGAGTCAATGGCCCACCCAATAGCTTGGAACTCAGTGAATGATGAGCTGACAGATCTTCGTGATCGTACACAATGGCTTCACGACCTAGCCTACGCTCAGTGGGACTTCTCGGAGATAGCAGATGGACAATTTTGGACCCACCTCGGTTCCCGAATGGCTAATCCCGAAACCGCCGCATGAACGTAGGCCCGCTCTTGAGCATCCTGACTCAGCTCATCAGCGGATATGGCAAGACCGTGTATGGTTGCGTGATGCGGGCTATTGCCAGTGGTGCAAGAAGTTCGAGGATATTGTCAAAACAATGGAGGTCCATCATCTAACTTACGAGAGATTCGGCCATGAGAAGACAGCAGACGGTTGCCTCTTGTGCGGAAGATGTCACGTCAGAGTCACCCGAGAAACACGGCGTCGTCGTCAACTGTAACGGGGAAGGGAAGAGGCTACACGAAACGATTTACCAGGCTATTCGACACATCCTTGGGATGTCGAAGAGAGGCAAACGACCCTTTGGGTCCTATTATTACTGCAAGGCTTGCCAGGGGTATCACGTGACCCGGAGGCCGGCGAACGGAAAGTTCAGAAAGCTATGAAAGACAATCACCATACTTACCTTATCAACAGATGCGTTGAGAGTAAAATCATTCCGAATGCTCAAGTCGGAGGATGGCGCAGAACTTGCATTAAATTGATAAATGAGAAGTGGCTCCCTGATTTTGGACCACCAGGAAAAAATCCTGAAGATTGTGACCCATGGAATGAATGGTCTGATTTCGGACATTTCTTAGCTGTGAGTAAACACCACAACCCAGATGTCTGGGGATACGAGTTCGACGATGAAGAAAAATTATTGACGATTCATTTCGTAGAAGTGGAAGATACTCATCCCTTAGGGTGGCGGCAATTATATCGATATGGCGTAATCGGCGAGGGCATAGAAGCGACTGAATGTTTCATGATGCGCCTTCATTTGATGCACCGAGGCGGAGAAATATATCGAACCTTCAATGAAGAGAACTTCTCATACATAATGCCAGACGTGAGAACAATCGAAGCCCAAAACGGAACATGGACCCAGAAACGAAATTACGTCTCTAAACTGCTAATTGGAATGAAGGAAGCAGAGAAATACTGTGACGATAATTTTGATAGCCAGGGTGATGCTGTGTCAGTTTTTCTAGAACCCCAGTATGAATTGAGCCTTGTGAGTGAAAGATGAGCATTAGCCAAACATTGAACCTCGTTCGCGGCGCTGTCAGCGACAAGAACCTCATCTCGGTGTTGACACATTTTCACATCACAGACGGGAAGATATATGGGAACAATGGCCGCATCAGCATTGAGGCGCCGTTCCCGAAGATACATGACGATCCGATAACCGTTCCCGGGGCTTCATTTGTGACAGCGGTTGACAGGTGCGACGGTGATCCGCAGATTGAGATTGGCGACGGCTTCATGAAAATGAAGAGCAAGACGCGCAAGATGAGGATGATTCGATTGCCTCTCTCAACCGATGATTACTCGAAACCAGTGACGATTGGGGATCGGTACGAAATTGAAGATCCAAAGGAGTATATAGAAGCGATACGTCGCGTCAGCCCGTTTGTCAGCAGCGATGCCAGCAGGCCGTGGGCGATGAGTGTTCTGCATCAGGGTGACCATCTCTACGCGACGAACAACATCATAATGGTGAGAACGGAGTACGATTGGCCGGATGAATACCCGATATTTGGGCTGCCAGGCTTTACAGTCGATGAAATGGTGAGAATCCGACGCGAACCGAAGTATGTCTGGATTCATGACAATGGCGTGGCGTACGAGTATGATGATGACGTCTGGTTGCGCTCAGTGAGGTACGCGACTGACTGGCCTGATGTCGCGCCGATGATACCCGATTGCAGCGGACTACCAAAGCTCCCGAGTGACACCGCCCAAGTGGTGAGGGACTTGGTACCGTTCGCACAAGACAAGTCGATGCCTATCGTAACATTCAAAGGCAACGAAATCAGCACGATGGAGGGGCAGATGATTGCGGTTGACTCGCTCGCCGGTGAGGTCGGTGAGGCGTCATTTCACGCGGTACCCCTGCAATTGGCCCTGAGCAGGGCAACCCACATGGATGTCTCGACGTATCCGAAGCCCTGCCCGTGGCGTGGCGAAAATTTAGAGGGAATCATTATTGGAGTGAGGCTGTGATACTTCGAAACGCATTGAAAACACCCGATGGAACAATCATCGAAAGTACCTATCGTCACGATTACGTGACTCACAATGATGCCAATGGCAAACAATATATGGTTGACGGAGGGCTAGACTATCTTCGACGTTCAGCACATGGCGATGAAGTGGATATGTCGATTGAATCTTCCGACAACCATGAGCATAATCGTGTCCATTTCAAGTGGGGCACATACGGTAAGGATGGGAAAGGACCATTTCAGAGGAAGGCTTTGAGTGATTTGACAACTAATCACATCAAAGCGATTCTAAAAACTCAACCGCAAATCTCTGATGAAATTCGTAGCTTCTTCGAGGCGGAGCTCAAGCATCGAGGTGAGTAGATGGGATTCACAAGGCCTTGCCTGGCATGAACAAACCCGAGAAAAGAAGCAGGGAGGCGGATACGTGTCAACAGTTCGTCCCCCTATACCAGATACCGATTGGCGAGTACGAAGTTTCCCGAACCTTGAAAGTGCTCGGATCATTGGACTTGACCTCGAAACAAAAGACCCTAATCTACGAGAAATGGGCCCGGGCGTTAGAAGAAGAGATACGGAAGGCGGTTTCATTGCCGGCATCGCTGTTTCCGTTGGACCACGAGATGGGGAACAATGGTATTTCCCCATGCGGCATGAGTCAGGCAAAAAGAATCTCGATCCAGATATCGTCATGCGCTGGGCGAAGGATCAACTCGAACGACCGAATCAACCAAAAATTGGGGCGAACCTCGGCTATGACGTCGACTGGTTGCACGGAGAAGGAGTTGAGGTCAGCGGCCCCTTCTATGATGTCCAAATCGCAGACCCCCTCATCGACGAGAACGCATTCAAATATTCGCTGGAAGCCCTGGCAGAACGGTATGACATAGAGGGCAAGGCCGACGAACAGATGTACGAGTGGCTGGCGATGACGTTTGGCGGCGAGCCGACACGGGCAGACCAAGCCAAGAATATTTGGAGAGCCCCTGCAGAGTTGGTTGGCCCTTACGCTGAGAGTGACGTCCGTATCCCCTTCGAAATCTGGGAAAAGCAGATGGCGAAGGTTAAGGAGGAGAGACTCGAAGACGTACTCGATATTGAAACTAGATTGATACCGATGATGATGGCGATGCGGTGGCGAGGAGTCCGCGTTGATGTCGACAGGGCAGCATCGTTGGATGAGGAGCTCAGCCAGAAGGCCGTTGAGTACCGCCAAAGACTCAGTGACATTGGAATTGACGCGGGAAGCACGGACTCGCTTGTCGCGTATTGCAGAGCGAAGGGAATCACGCACAAGAAGACCGCTGTGGGCAACCCTTCCTTCCCGGGCAAGTGGTTGGAAGAAAATCACGATGAGAATTTGAATCTCGTCTACCAAGTTCGGAGGCTCGAGAAACATGCTGGCACGTTCGTCAAAGGCACCATCTTTAACAATGTCATTGGAGATAGAATTCACGGACAATTCCATCAACTGCGAAACGATGATTATGGTGCGGTGTCCGGACGATTCAGTTCCTCCAATCCCAATCTCCAGAATATTCCTATCAGGGATGAAGAACTCGGACCACTCATTCGAGGATTGTTTATTGCTGATCCAGAAGAAGTTTGGTACTCTGATGACTGGTCGCAAATCGAATATCGACTCCTCTGCCATTACGCGGTGGGGGATGGAGCGGAGCGAACTCGGCAGCGGTATCGAGACGACCCTTCGACAGACTTTCACGAGTATGTCGCTCAAATCGCTGATATCGATCGAAAACGAGCGAAGAACATCAACTTCGGATTAGTCTATGGCATGGGTGAGAAGACGATGGCAGCGAGCATGGGTAGGACTATCGCTGAAATCAAACCTGTCTTCCAGCAGTACCATCGGGAACTGCCTTTCGTCAAGAAGACATATGATGAGGTTCTCAAGCGAGCTGAGATGCGCGGCTTCATTCACACTCTACTCGGGCGGCGACGACGTTTCAATCTCTACGAGTCTCGAGACTGGAACGTCGCACAGAAGGCGCGCAAAGATGGAGTAGGTGCGAAGCCATACGATCAAGCCGTTGAGAAGTGGGGCGCGAACGTCAAGCGAGCGGGCGGTCATAAGGCGCTGAATGCCCTGCTCCAGGGCGGCGCCGCTGACTGCATGAAAATCGCGATGGTAAAGATATGGGAGAGTGGCATATGCGACGTCTTGGGTGCGCCGCTTCTGACGGTACACGATGAATTGAATTGGTCAGCGCCAAAAACGAAAGAGGCCGAAGAGGCTCACGAAGAAGCTTTGAAGATTATGTCTTCCTGCGTAGAATTACGGGTGCCACTATTGGTTGACACCGGAAAAGGAAGAAATTGGAGTGAAGCCAAATGAGAGAGCTCGGCAAAGAGCACCGCGACGGAAGCCAAGGAGACAGCCACCTCAGAAATTCGACAATGTCCCTGAGAAGTTTCTTGGTGATACCGCAGTTCTACTCGCCACTGGACCGTCACTCACGAAGGATCAGATCGAGTATATCCGACCTTTTCACGAGCAGGGGCTCATTCGAGTCTTTGGTCTGAACGACGCCTATCGAATATGTGATTTCATGGACGTTCTCTATGCTTGCGATCCAAGGTGGTGGGACTCGAATCCTAAAGTCCACGATAATCCATGCCAGGAGAAATGGACTCAGGATAAGAATTGGTCCGCCAAGAATCCCGGGAAAGGTGTCAGGACTGTGAATGGGAAAGGTGGACAGGGGCTTTCAAAAACTAAGAACCTCATTCACTATGGATCGAATAGTGGCTTCCAACTTCTCAATCTCGCCTGGCATTACGGCATTCGGAAATTCCTGCTTCTGGGTTACAACATGGATGTCCCAAGAGGAGAGAAGCAGCATTTCTTCGGACCACATCCGAAACCTCTCAACCAATCGAACAACTATAAAGGGTTCGTCAGCCAGTACAATCTAATCAAGCCAGAGGACAAAGAACGCATCATCAATTGCACGTTTCCGACGGCCCTAACGTGTTTTCAGCAGAAGAAGCTCGGTGATGCCTTGCCTCTTTCATTACTCAAGGAATACCAAAATGGTAGCAGGCCCGAACAAGAGACCCTTGGGCGACCCGATACTCCCGATATACAAGGGGAGGAAGGGGATAATAATCGCCACCGGCCCATCATTGATCGAGAGAGATGTTCAGTATATCCGGAAGGCACAGGAGAATGACGGACTCGTCTGCTTCACCATTAACAATGTCTACCAACGATTTCCAACAACTGACGTCCATCTTTCGTGCGATGGGCCGTGGTGGCATCACTACTGGCCAAATGATCCGCTCCTTAGAGAGATTCCGTGCCCTAAGTTCACCTGGTATCCCGAAATCGCGAACAAATTCAAAATTGACTACATTGCTGGAGATGATACCAAGTCTGGACTTTCAACTGACCCTCGAATCATTCATGTTAATCATGGATCTGGTCCGATGGCTGTCAATTTGGCTTATCATTACGGCATACGTGACCTATATCTTATCGGTCATGACATGAAATACCCGCTCGGATACAAGCCTGAGAAGCGCGATCCCGGAGGGGACCGCCATTACTTCGGTGAGTATCCTAGGCACCTACAGCACTGGCCAAGCGCCAAACGCTCGGTCGACAGGTCGACCGGGGCTCTGATTGGACTTATCGCAGCGTATGAGTCCTTCCCAATAGCAGAGCTACACCTAAATATCACGAATCTCACGCCTGAGACGATGCTAGATACATTCCCAAGGAGGGACTTACGTGAAGCTCTATGACAGATTCCACCACAAATTCGGCTGGTGCGAAAAGAGCAATTGGCTGTACCCCGCCGGCGATTTGAGCACCCCAGTTCACTTCGACATTGTCACGAAAGAGACCACCGCGCTCTTGGAGTACGTCACAAAAGACGACATCTGCATTCAGGCTGGCGGCAACATCGGCCTTTGGCCGTACAGGTATTCGAAGTTCTTCCGGCAGGTTGCGACGTTTGAACCCTGCGAGGAGAACCTGCATTGCCTGAGGGTGAACCTCGACCGTGTTCACAACGCTACGATTTTCCCCTACGCTCTCGGAGATGTCAATGAGATGGTGACGGTGAAGCACATCTCGAGAAAGCCAATCTCGTATGGAGCACGATACGTCGAACCAGATGTCGAGGGTGACGCCATTCAGGTTCGTCTAGATGATCAAACTTTCGACGGAAGCGTTGACTTCCTTCACTTAGATATTGAGGGCCGTGAGCTCTTCGCTCTCAAGGGCGCAGAAAAGACAATTGAAGAGCATCAGCCTGTCATCGCATTGGAGCACCACACTCTTCAGCAGATGACAGTTCCGGTAGACGCCGCCTCAGAATGGTTGGTGGCCAGGGGCTACGAAATCGTAGCGAAGTTCAAATTCGAATGGGTGTTCAAGCATGTATAAGTCAATCCTCTTCTTCGGTCGCAAATGGCTGTGGCCGGAACACGACACGAAACTTCTTCAGGTCAACGACTGGGTGAGGGATGTCGATATCGCTCTTAACTATTGTCAGGCCTTTCGGACGGTCGTACAAGCGGGCGGGGCCTGCGGAATCTGGCCATCTTATCTTTCATCTCGCTTTGAGACGGTCATTACGTTTGAGCCGGATCCAATCAATTTCCGCTGTCTGACGCGAAATACACGCGACGAGACTAACGTCATTGCCTTCCAAGCAGCACTCGGCGACAAGTGTAGCGCCATCGCGTTAGAGAATCCGCCCTCCGAGGACGGGAATGCCGGCACCTGGTATGTCAAGCCTGGCAAGCATGGAGTCATCCCGATGTTGCCACTCGACACGGTTACGGCCTGTCAGGAAGTTGATTTGATATGCCTGGATGTCGAAGGTCTAGAGACACAGGTCTTGAAGGGAGCGCGGCAGACCATTGAGAACTGCCTCCCGATAATCATGCTCGAAGACAAGATCCTACCACAGAATGATGAACTTGGAACGTTCAAGGGAGAAGCAGTCGAATGGCTAAGAAAAGAGTACAATTATCGAATCGTCCAGGAAGTGCATCGGGACATAATCCTGGAGCCGCCCACAAGAGCTACGGCAAACCAGCGGTCCCCTCTAAAGCTCGTCGGATAACGCTCGGAGGTCTACCACACCGCCTGACAGTCGTCTGCGTCTGGTGGGGCAATAAGTTCGGCATTGAATACGTCGAGCGCCTCAAGAACATGGTAGCGCGGAACATGCCTGGTGCGGTGAGATATGACTTCATTTGCATCACACCTTTCAGTGATGAAATCGACGGCGTCTTTCGAATACACCCAGCGTCAACGGCTGAGGGGTGGTGGCAGAAGGTTGGATTGTTCGATCCAAACCTCTTCGGACCCAGTCAGCGGATACTCTACATTGATTTGGACATCGTCATTCGTGGGTCGCTGGAAAAAGTCGTTCGAGCTCAGGATCCGTTCTGTATGCTTGACAACTTCGGCCCCAATCGCGGATATTGCGCTCACAATTCATCCGTGATGCTCTGGACTCCAACCGAGAAGACGCATCGAATCTCAACGGACTTCGGGGATCACGTGATGCGCGAGCTCCATGGGGACCAGGACTGGATTTGGCGTGTCATGTCTGACGACATCCGATGTTTCCTGCCCGAGTCCGCCCAGTCGTATAAATACGACAAGCTCACCGAAGACTCCTCAATCGTCGTATTCCACGGGGATCCCAAGCAGGACAAGGTTTCGGACCCTTGGGTGGCTGCCCACTGGCGATAAAGTGTGTCCGACCGCACAGTTTAGTATTAAACATGAATGAACACTTGCAATGATCAGTCACGGTAGTAGTATTGAATATGAGGGTTAGTTGAACAGGCAAAGGTACTCTAATTACCGGCGCAGTAGGCGAAACCCCAGGGTGTTAAGGGATTCATCCGACGCAACAAAAAATCCCGAATGTAGAAAGCTAGAAAGGGACACAGCCATGTCAGACATCAAGAACACAATCGCGAAAGCATCGCGCATGAAGGGAGAGGACAACGATTGTACCGTCCGCGCTCTCGCAGTCATGCTCGATGGCGACTATGACCGCGCCCACGCTGTCTTAGAAGCTGAAGGCCGCAAGCCGAAGAGAGGACCGCACCACTACATGTTCTTGGACGCATTCGAAAAGGTAGGGCTTCGCCTGCAGAAGGTGACACCCAACTTCGACGGGTTGAAAACGATTGCAGCCGTGGAGAAGGATTTGCGCCTGAGAGGAGACACGAAGAGATACATCTTCAGTGTCGACGGCCATGTCGCTGCCTGGGACGGAAAAGAGACAGTTGACTGGGCAGCTGGACGCCTGCATCGGATCCAGAATATCTATCTCGTCCTCGCGAAGGGCGAAAGAAAAATCCCGGTGAAGGTCTTGGAGAAGGAACCGCAGAGCTCGCTCTCGGATGTCGTCTTCATCATTCACAAGGAAGGCAAGAACGGCGACTACCGAATTATGATTCGGGAAAACGGAAACATCCGTTGGTTGAACTCCGCCTGGGACATCGACGATGCTGAGTGGAAAGCGACAGTCGCTTCGAATAGGAGATACATAGGGTACGCCGGTGAGCTTGAGTCGGCGGACGATTTGGAAGACCATTACGACCGCCGATACTGGTGAACAAGGAGAAAGGCCATGAATGACAGAGACAAATTGAAGGCAGCGTTCGCTGAGTTACGAAAACTTGGATGGTTCGCTCGCATGGACTTCTGGTGCTGCCAGACTTGCGGTAACGCCGCAGCTCATGAAGCACTCGAGAAGAAAGGAATATCGGATGACGACGCTAAGGTTGTCTTCTGGCACAACCAGGATGACGATTCCTTCCGCGAAGGAGAATGGCGAAGCTGGCACAAGGACGGCGAGAAGACGAAGGATCTTCACGCCACTCTTTACCTGAGCCACACGGGACCCGCTTACGAGGTCTTGGGAGTCCTCATCAAGCATGGGCTGAAGGCCTTTTGGAACGGGGAGGGCCACCGTCGAGTGGAGGTCTACCCGTCTGATACGCCCGCTGAGGACATTGAGAAGTTCTGGGCTACCGCAGCATAACCAAACAGAGCGTGGCTGCTCTCCCTGGAGGTGCAAATCCTCCATCTGGACCCCCGGCAACGGGGGTTCTTTTTGGCTGAATAAAGTGTGTCCGACCGCACGTTTCTTGTATTAAATGCTTCAATTCCTTGCAATGACCAGTCACGGTGTTAGTATTAAATATGAAGACACGCATTACCATAGAAAGGGAAGAAAGCCATGTTCACAGTTAAAGAAACCACAGTCCTGAAGAGCATCATCGATAACTTGTATGCCGAGCCAGGATTTAGCGACGTCACCGCTGACCAATTGGTCACCGATGACCTGGATATTCACGCCGTTGGTGGTGTCGTATCCAGCCTTCAAAAGAAGGGTGTCATCTGGGTAGAGGAACTTTCGCCGAAGACGGGTCATTTGGGCCTTGGTGAAAACGGAGAAGGCATTACCATCATCTACCTGAACGACGAAGCCTACAAGTATCACAAGGAGTGGGCTGAGGAAGAAGGAATAGAATACGAGCCCCTGTCATAAGGGGCTCCATTTTTGGAGAGAAGCCATGATGACCGTCGAACAGATTGCCACTGAGATTGAAACTCTCGTACACGCCGAGGCTGACGCCGAAGGCATCGCCGAGACCTACTTTCACGAAATCACTTGCGATATTCTGAACCACCTTCGTAAGGAGCTCGTGAAGAAGAACCTTATCGCCTAGAAAGGGACACAGCCATGAACATCACGAAACTTGAAGCGGAAGACCTCGCAATGACGGTGGAAGTCGTCATGGGCGAAGAAGGAATGGGCCGCGACGAATACAACACTCTCACGAGCATGTTGAAGCTTCTAAAATCAATCGCAACGACGGGTGAGCGCGATGACCCCCGTTGCGTAATCGCTGAACGTAACCTGTAGGGGGTGGCATGACTACAAGAGAAGAAAAAATCGCGGTCCTGAAACGGACAATCGTCTGCCTCACGAGGGCGCCCAATCAAATGACGGATCAGCTCAAATATGACCTGACTGTCCTAGAGCTCATGATTACCGAGCTGGGCGGAGACACCAGAGATGATTACCGCCCTGGGAGAACGTAATGAAATTCATCGTAACCATAGTGGAGGTAGAGACGAATGAGACTCTAATGGGAACCTATAGCAACGGGAACCGATACGAATGTGTCGGTAAGGCATTCATCGACCTTGTGGGCAAGAAGCAGCATGATTGCCTCGACACCCACAAGGTCCTAGACGTGACAGAGGAACCGGAATGAAACTCTACCACGGGACAACCGCCGCCAAGCTAGGCGATATCCTGGAGAAGGGGATTCAGCCTCGCGGGGATCGACCCGGGAACTGGGAGGAATTTCCAAGCAGGGATGACCTCGTCTACCTAACCAATTCCTATGCCCTGTACTTCGCTATGAGCGCGACAGTCGGCAAAGAGGACTTTCTCTTGCTTGAGGTCGAAGTAGATGAGGACCGTTTGCTACCAGATGAGGACTTCCTGGAACAGGCTACCCGAGGCAAGAGGTACGAACTCGGCTTTGCTGACAACGTCGGAATCGACGATGACATGAGCATGGAGGAGGCGACACTCGCCTTCCGAGACGAGCTGGAGACGTTCCAATACCTAGCTCAGGAATCCCTGCAGAGGCTCGGCAATGCCAGCCACATGGGGACCATCCAACCTCACCAGATTAAGAGGTGGGCAACCATCTCGGACCCGTCGTTCGTCTTCATGTTCGATCCAACCATCACGCTCATGAACTACGGAATCATGGGACCCTTCTACCGGAACGGCATGAAATGGTTCTTCGATCCGGAGGTGGAATTTGAGGAGGATATCCTTGCCGGTGACAGCAACCGCATCAAATCTATGTCTCGGAAGTCCATCAAAGTGTGTCCGACCGCACATTTCTAGTATTGAAACGCTCGTTCTCTTGCAATTCTCTGCGATGGTAGTAGTATTAAATATGAGGGCAGGGTTTGCCCACACTTAGAAAGGAAGAAAGATGAGAACAGCGACAGTCAGAAATATCGAAACCAACGAAGGCGTTGAAGTTAAGGTTGGCGATTACGTCGGTTTCAAATGCGACATCGAGCAAAGTGGTAAGATTGTCGAAATCAAGACTGCCGGCGTAATGAGCCGCGAGGTTTTGGTACTCGAAAGTGAGTACGGATTCCACGGCGAATACATTGGCGGAGAGACCCGCACTGAGGAATTCGCTTCCGATTGTTGGGTGGACTAGAAGGAGAAACAGCCATGAGCATCACGCAATTCACAGAGACGAACATCATCCTAGAGGGAGACTCAGTCACCCAGGTGGATGAGGTGGTAGTCATCGAAAGCATCGTCCTGTTCACTGAGGACGAGGTGGAAGAATACACTCCCATGTTCGCACAATTCATCGCGCACGAGGAGACGGTGGTAATCCCTGAGCCGTTCACGTTCGCCCCCATCTATAATATGGAGGGGAATCAGATATGGTTGTGCTAATTGAAATCAAACCAACCCCGCGCAACAAGGAAGCTCGGGAAGACATGCCCTGGAACATCTTCAGGGACGGGAGGAACACCAATGTCAAGCCCAACAAGGCAGAGGCTGAAGTGGCCGCCGCCAGGTTGCGCGCTAGGTACGGATGCCCCGCAGATGATATCGAAGCTGAGGAGCAGATGGAAGGCGAGCACTTCGTGGAGAAGCATTACATGGATGTCCCGCGCCCCAAAGGGGCCCCGGACAAGGGAAGGTTGGTCCATGTGCTCACGACTGACGCCCCGGACTTCATTGGAACGGTGACCGACTGGTTGGCGACGCAGTTCATCGTCGAAGCAGCCGACGGCGCGACGAAGATATTCCTCGTAACTGAAATTGAATGGGACTACCTAGACTAAGGAGAGTCAAATGAGCATCGTGAAAATGGAACATGACAGACCTTCACAAAAGGACTTGGCGAACCGAAGCCCGGATACCCTTATCCGATACATTCGTATTCTCCAACTCCGGATTGCGGCGGAAGAGGCAGCAAAGAAAGTGACGTCGGATTACGCCGGCGACTGTTCCTTGCTGAAGTTACAGGCCGACTGATGGTTGAATTCATGGAATTCACTGGGCGTTACCGCTCACTCGACTTGGTTGAGTGGGACGCCCCAGGACTTGACGATATGGAACGAATGCGCGAGCACCTCAAAATAGACGACATGAATGAAGCTCAGATGGCCGAGCTGGCCGAAGCAGCGGCAGCCCTTGGGTACCTGCTTAGGCACCGGGCGTCTGATCTGCATTGTCTCGTGACGCGCAATAACGACGCATATGAGATGCGGTGGTATGGATTTGGCGGCAGAGAAGTTTACATCAGCGACCGCTCAGCCAGCCACTCCATGTTCCGACGCTTTGAAATCAAACGCATTAGGGAGGATGCCAAAGGATATTCGACAACGGATATCTTGAACATACTGACGAGCGCGAAAGGAATTTGTGCCATCAGCTTCAATACTGTATAAGTATTGAAACCGAAGGAGCCCTATGTCCGCTGTTATTGAATTCGTCGCACGAGAAAGAGAGAAGCCTTTCAAGGCCTTCGGCGTGATGAGTGAGGGAATGTCGGAAGAGGGATGCCGGATTAGGTCTATGACGATCCTAAAACGGGATGGGAATAGAATGGTACCCGTCATGCTTGAAGTGATTTTAGAAGGCGGACCAGACCTCCACTAGAAAGGGAGAAAGAAGTGAAGACGAGAATAAAGATCAGCCTCGCAAAGGCCGCGGCGTATTTAGAGGCGGGCTTGGAAGTTGAATGCCACCTCATTGTTGAAGGGGAAGCCGCCGCAGTTCCGGTGGTAGAAGCACCCGGGAAGAGACACAAGCGGTCTTTCATCACAAGGGATGAAACTATCTACCGACTTGCCGGCAAGGCTCCTAGTTACAGCCCCGGAAGCGATTGCTCTGTGGCACTCGAACAATTGATGAACCTCTTCAAGGGAGGTGCCAAGCGTCGCACCCGCAGCCAAATCGACGGGTACTTGACACAGCACCTAGCCTGGTCGCATCGCAAGAACACGAGCACCATCGCCAACCTTCGACGCGATGGCTACCTGGTACTGGAGAAGATATGAGATGTAGCAACGCGATGACGATTGACGATTTCCTTCGATACGCAGGAGACGGTGAAGTCGAGGGAATCCACCCAGATGTTGGCAAGTGGCTGCAAGAGAGACTGAACGTTGAGTTCTGGCTTGAGCAGCGACAGTCAGAAGAGGGGCAAGATGAGCAGGTTGAGAAGTTACTCAACCAATTGGAGGACGACGGTGAGGTGCGTCCTATTTACTTGGCGACATTGAGGCAAGAATATGGGTAAGTTCATTGACAAGGTATCCAGTTTCTTCAGGCGCAAGGAGAAAATCCCTGGCCCTAAGACGGTGGTACAGCATCATCGGCAACCACAGGTGAGCCTAGGCGACATCAACGTCAGCATGACGAAGAAGTATGCGAGGCACACTCGCGAGTTCATGGCCCAGCGCCACCAGCATCGCAAGAATGAAGAGCGGAACAAGAAGCTCCGCGCTGAACGAGGCTACGCATGATTGTCTTCGAGAATGATGGACTGATTGACCTGAAGGCGGTGACGACTTTTGGTGTCTCCGTAAAGGAGAATGACAATCCAATCGGGTTCTTTGGTACGGGCTTGAAGTATGCTCTCGCTGTCTTATTGCGCGAAGGCCAGACGGTCACGATTTACCGCGGCAAGAGTAAGTTCGAATTCCGCACGTTTGATGACACGTTCAGAGGCGAGGAGTTTGGCTTCGTCCAGATGCGGTGTCCCAACGGTAAAGTCCATGAGCTAGGTTTCACGACTGAGCTAGGCAAGACCTGGGAACTGTGGTGCGCCTACCGCGAGCTGTGGTGCAATACGATGGACGAGGATGGCGTCGTGTCCAACGAGGATGTCGCTCCACAGCCAGTGGAAGGTAGGACACAGATAGTGGTTGAAGGCGCTGAATTCGAGAACGTCCATTATGGAAAAGAGGTGTTCATCCTGCAGACGAAGCCGATGGTGGATGGCATGTTCGCAGAAGCTCACTCAGGTGCGGGGCAGGCTCTCTATTACAAAGGCATCGCCGTCCAGTCACTGGACAAGTTCCCAGCTCGGTTCAATTACAACATCAAACGGGATGTTGAGTTGACTGAAGACAGGACTCTCAAGTATGACTGGCGTGGCAAGCACATGGTGATGAGCACGATACTTGCCTCAGACGATGAAGACTTCATTCGCGAGGTAGTAAACTGCGGTGAGGGGTGGTGGGAGCACCAACTTGATTACCACGGAACATCGATGGATCCAGGCGAAACCTTCCTGGCAGTGGTTGGGAAGATCCGTGAGGAGACGATGGATTCGAATCCAACGCTCAATGTCTCGGCTCTCCTGGTGCATAAAGAACACACGATGAAGAACCTCTTGCCCGAGCACAGTATCAAGCTGAGCCCGGTACAAGAGACGCAGTTCAAGAGAGCGAAACTATTTGTCACTGATGTCTTGCGATGCGACCTGAACCGGTACCCAATTGTCTTGCTCGATACGCTAGGCGCAGGGCACCTGGGTAGAGCTGCCAACGGAAAAATCTACGTGGCTATGAAGGCATTTGACATGGGCACGAAGTGGGTCGCGGCTGCTCTCTACGAGGAGTTCATTCACCTTAGCGAGGGCGTCAGGGACAATACCCACGAACAGAAGATGGTTTACTTGGAGAAGATTTTGACACTCGGAGAAGAAGTACATGGTCGACCTCTCTAGACGCTCGTTCCTAAAACTGACGGGAAGCGCCGCAGTTCTGGCGTCTGTTCCGAGTGCGGTTGGGCGGGCGCTCACTTCGTATGATCGTCAAATCGCGAGGGCATTGCCGCTTGTCGAGGAGGCGGGTGCGGAAGGCATACGTATATTCCACAAGGAATTTGGCATCGTGGTTGACGCCAACGGATGTACCGTGCAAGAACTCTACTCATTCCTGAAGGAGCATTGGAAGAGCGATTCAGACGCAATCGCATTTCCGTTCCCGATGGTGGCTGTCACTCCTGAGTACATGGAGATGAAGCATGACTATGAGATTGATCCTGCTGGCTGGGGCAATATCCAGAACGGCAGCATACAGCTCAACGAGCGTGAGCACCTGATGGGAATGATTTCGCTTGGGCCAGACGACAGTGTCGCACTCAACAACCAAGATTTCTTCGCGAAGGTCGGCAATGGTGAACTGGCACCGCTAGGCAAGGCTCCAATCAACATGCCGGTGCTCATTGACAACGAATTTCCCTTCAGTCAGCTAGAGATAGTCGACGCCAAAGGGCGGTCTTATGGTAGTGCCAATGACTTTGGGATTACGGATCACTTCCGATCTGGCGCGGTGCGCTGGCCGTTGTTCAACCCGAAGGACCATACGGTACTGCCGGGTGAAGACGATTTCGTGCATCAGGTAGAGGCTTGGCAGCGGATGGGAAACACTAAGGCCGAGGCCTACGCATTGACATGGCCGGATGTATATGAGATGCCGCCCAACCAGATTTGGGGCAAGTATGACGGCGAACCGATTAGGAGGAAGGCATGACAAAGAAAGTCGCATTGATGAGTAGGCGCGATGCCATCAAGTTCTTCTTGGCGGGAACCGCCAGTGGAGCCTACATGGGATGGTCTGCTCGCGAATGGTGGGCAGAGAGAAGCTTCCGGAGAACTATGGAAGTATCGTCTCTTGAAGAGGCGTTTAGGGCGTATCCGAATGCTGAATACGTGGTCATTGACAATATGGCTCCCAATGGCGCTCATCATCGTTGGTTCCCGACAAATCGAACCAGTGAGTTTGAGTTGGATCATATTGTCGGCGGTGAGGAACTCTCCCCTGGAGTATTCATTCAACGGATAGTCTTCATCAAGTTCAAGGAAGACGGTGACTACTATCGTGGTATCGCTGACATCTATGGCATCACACGAGCTGAGGCTAAGCGACGGACATTCGCATATCTGTATGGTGGTGAACTTAGAGGATCCGTACCGTATCCATTTGGCACGCCATCTCACCCGATAAACAATCTCAAGGAATACCAGGCACTTGATAGGATCCACCGTGAGCGTGTCGTGCCTGTGACCTACGGCATGGACTTCGCTGAGATCGAGAAGCGTGTCCTTCTTGCGAGGAATAAGTGAAGCGTGAGAATGGAGAAATCGAACTCACCGCTGAGGAGATACAGTGGCTATGGCAGGAGGCTCACGATGCCCCTTTCCCTGATGGATTGGGGCTACGGTTCGCCGCGGAGGCAGTCTTGCTGACGTTCGGCGCCAGTAAGATTGAAGAATTATTGTCGGGGCATAGTCGCCCTAGGGAGTTTGATCCAAGTGACTGAGCCAAAAGTAATCGAGATTGACGTACGTCCCAAGAGACTTGCGAATGGTGAGTTCACGCTCTACCAGTACACCTATTTCGATAGGATGGTCTTCAACTCCCACACAGGCACAAGAGTTCAGAAGGGAACTAGGATCGTCTGGCCTCCTTGTAAACAGGACAACGGGCTTGGCATGAGGTTCAAACACGCCATCAAAGCGATGGAGTATTTCTTCGAGAACAAGGGTGACATGGAGATTGTGAAAGGCACGATGCTCCACAGGCGATTGATAAGGATGAAGTTCATTGAGAACTGACACCAAGAAAATTGTCGATGAGGTCTGGTACAAGATAGTCGTGCTGGCCTGCATATACGGAAAGGAAGAGACGAAAGAAGTTATCCTATCCAACGACACATGGTCACCTGAGGAGAAGAAAGAGTTAATTGAACGATTTGAAAGGATGAGTATCAAATGAAAGAGCGTGACAAGAAAGCCCAATTCGCCTGTGCCTGGTTGTTTGACGATAGGCAGGTACTCGTCTTCCTGTGGCACAATGAGGAGATGGGATATTACATCAGCTGCCGAGCTATGGATCCGACACTACGTCTAGGATTCGAACTGACGTTCGCAGATGATGACAAGAGCACTGGCGAGGAGAAGGCCTGGGTGGCGTTCGAATCGATTAGGTGCTCACTGCACGGGGCTCGCGAAAACATCGAAGGAATATTCGAGGGCATGTTCGAAAAGGCCGGAAAGGATTACGAGGAAGAGACTGATGGCAAAGATTAGTGATTTCCAAGACATAGACGGCAAGATTGATTGGGCCGGATACCGCGAGGCTGAGATAGCATCCGGGAACCGATGTTATGAGTGTGACGCCTACATCCTGAACATCAACCTGTTCGGCAAAAAGACAGAAGGTCGGCAGAAGTGTCATTCCTGCAAGTGCCTCGAGAATGACTTGAATGAGTCCGTCTATCACGAGAGTCTCGTTCGTTGTCCGCATTGCAGGGTGACCCAATTGTGTCCCGGCGACGACAATTACGAGCTCTATGCCGACGGGCCACACGACTTCTGGTGTAACGAATGTGATGAGACGTTTGAGGTAATCACTCACGTCAAGTATGAATTCGAGAGTCCCAAGGTAGTGGACGTTGAAGAGGAGGTCGCTGACATTGGCCGATGACAAAGACAAGGTAGTCGCGCTAGGCACGCCAGGGTCGTACAACCCAAAAGTCCTCATCCATGAAATGATGGAAGATGTAGACGACATCGACTTCATTGTGATTGGTGTCATACGGAAGAACGGCATTGCACAGGCGGGATGGTCGGCTGACATGGGACACGCCCTGCAGAGGGTCTCCTTCTTGACTGACATACTGAAGGATCAGTGTATGTTGAGGGCGACGGAAGGCTTCAAAGATGAGTGAGGGAAACCTATGGTCCAAGCTCAGGACGAACATGGTGACTGAGTATTGGCAGGAGGCTACACGACATGAAGATAAGATTCAACGTGGTATTGCCGACGTATCTTTCGTCCAAGAGGGCAGACATGGTTGGGTGGAGCTCAAATGGGTGGCAGACTGGCCCGTGCGTGAGAGTACCATTATTAGGATCCCGCATTATACTATTGAACAGAAAGCCTTTCTCGCTGACAAGGGGAAAGCGGGGGGCAACACTTGGCTTCTGCTCCAGATTGGTGGGGATCACCTTCTGTTTGATCATGAAGCCTGCCAAACGGTTGGAGAACTCAATCGGACCGAGTTGGTACTCGCGGCTGAGGGTGCCGTTTGGTGGAAGAGACTGAAATACAATGAACTGGCGAACTATATGAGGATCGCCCGTGAACTCTAGAAAGGAGAGAAAGAAATGTCAGAAAGATCCTACTCAAGGAAGTATTGCCCCGCGGCCCTTGCTGGAATCCCCGATCATTCCACCAGAAGGTTTCGTGAGACCGAGACACTTTATCGGATCGCTGCCGAGAAAGCTCCCACCCAAACTTGGGCCGAATTTGGAGTCGGTTGTGGACGATCTTCTCGAAAAATCGCGGAACTTTTAGACGATGACGGACAATTCTTCCTCTTCGACTCGTGGCAAGGCATCCCGGATGAATGGGTCCTCAGTCCTAGCAAAAGTCATAGGCCCGGCTCTTGGAAGTTCCCCAAGCTCAAGACCCTCGATAACAGAATGGTTATCACAGACGGTTGGTTTGAAGACACATTGCCCTACGCATTCCCCGAGCAGCTCGGGTTCGTTAACCTGGACTGTGATGTATATTCCTCAACTCGGCAGGTATTATATGGTTGCGACCCTTTCCTCAGGGAAGGAAGTCTTCTCGTCTTTGACGAGCTTATCGGTTACCGATATTTTGAAGACCATGAATGGCGAGCCGTCGAAGAGTGGCAAAGGGATACTGGCAAGAATGTTGAGTGGCTTGGTAAAGAGCGTTTCGCCGCGGTAGGAGTAGTCCATGAGTGACAAAGTCGAAAGAGCAAAACAGGCAATCAACGAAGTCTTCAGCGACACCAATAAGCCACAGTCGGAGACGCGACAAGACTTGAACGAATTGATGGAGGAGATCCAGAACTGTCTGGATTGTCTTGACGACTTATGAGCAAGACACTAGCTCTTATCGCCTTCCTGTTCTTGTCGTCGTGCAATTCGACGACGTATGAGACACTGGTGGAAAGTCATTTTCTAGAAGAGCCAGTGCGGCTTGAACGGCCAGCCAAATGCCAGAAATATCTGCGTGATGATCCTGGCGAATGGAATCCGGAGACGGATGAGTACCCGCCCAACCACGAGTGGGAAAACTGTATGGGGGTAGGACGTGAACGCTAAAGGAGGAGAGAATGGCGATGCATCTACTTAGGATAGTCGGCAAAGATGGGAATAATTTCGACATCAATGTCGAACACATCGTGTCTATTGAGCAGGTGAATGGTGAATCGATCATAACCCTAAGCAATGGGAAGTCGGTTAAATGTCCCTGCTCGGAGGATGCGATGCAGAAATTTCTTCATGCGATGTCAGTCAAAGACGACGACCATTTCGTCCACACATTGCCAATGCCATGAAGTACATCTTCCGAGGTGTCGTAGTCTTTGACTATGACCCAAAGACGAAGCAAATGACGGCCCCTGATAAGGATGGCGAGGGCTTCAACTTCTGCCGCTGGGTGCCGGAGGACTACCTGCTGATGTCTAAATTTTTCCACCTGTGCCATGAGCATTCCATTGGCACGGTACACGAGAGTTTTCTTAAGGATGTGGTGGTGGCATGAAAGGGATACCCCCAGACGAGATTGAGACCTTTGGCGGCCTGCTTGAGGAGGGCGACAACCTGCTCGAGCTTGGTAACAAGACCGACAAGGACGGGGTTCCTTATCGTAAGCTCTACGGTCCGTTGATTTATTACCAGAGCCTTGATTGGAACGGTAGTGATGGGGCGCTCAAGTACGACATGAACTTCGCCCTCGACCCGGTAACCGACTTCAATCCACCAGGGCCCTTTGACTGGGTGACGAACTTTGGCTTCACCGAGCACGTCACTAACCAGGAGGCCTGCTGGGCGAACGTACACCGATTCATCCGTGTTGGGGGAAGACTCGTGTTCTGCATGCCTGCCCCAGGGCAATGGGAGCAGCATGGATTCTACCAGCCAAGGCTGCCGTGGTACGAGCAGTTCGCTGAGTTGAACGGGTACGAAATGGAACTGGCGCGTGTGAACACAGACCGCGTTCGCTGGACGATTATCGGACGATACAAGAAATTGAGAGACAAGCCGTTCCGCATGCCTGGTGATCATTTGATGCATCGGACTAAGAGACGGATGACTAACAAGGACAGGAGTTGAAGATGACGACATATGATTTTGCGAAAGCGATATTCGCCGCAGTAGGTGGTTCTATGCTGATATTCGTGGTACTGATCCTATCGACTTTGGTTGGCGGTATCGCCGGCGCGGTTGTTGGCTGGGTGTTCAATGATACCTTTGTCGTGCTCAAAGGCTGGATGGGACTCACTTGCACGAACTTTGAGTTAGGGGCCGCGCTTGGCTTCGTAGGGACCTTTTTCCGGAGCACCACTACCAAGTGACCGACGATTGACGCCGCGAACACGTTCCTCCAACGGGAGATTGAGATGGATTTGAGCAAGTGTCAGTGCCAAGAGGCTAACATGATGGGGATCTGCATCAATGGTGAACCAGTCCCTTGCGGAAGGCCTGGTGCCAAGGTGGTGTTCCACCAGAACGATGGCCGCAATGTCTACGTCATGTGTGACGGATGTGCGGACCACAACATACGGAATCGCGGTGGCATTGAGCTTGTCGCGAAGGAGGCAGCATGAAGGACACGGCAAAGATGAGTGACCGCGAACTCCGCATGGAGGTTGTCTCCTTGCGGGCGAAGCTCATGGCATATGACGAGATGTTCGATATCTGCAAGTATATGGTGGACTCGTCTGCTGCGGATAATTATCGAATTCTAGGCATTGACCCCACGGCGTCTATTCGTTCTTTCTGGGGCGCGGAGGAACCTGTCCCTGAAGAAGGTCCAAAGACAAAGCGCCTGCGTGAGATTATCAACGGCTGGGCTGAATCGTGAGCAAGGAATACATGCTCGCCTTTGGCCAGATCTGCTCAGCATCACGCTCTGCAGGCCACATCATGACGATGCGCGACTGGTGTGACGCTGTCACGACAGGTGAGATAAACGACACCAAGGGCTTTGGTTTGTATTCCAACGGCACTGAGATGCTCGTCGGCCGATTTGTTTATCCTAGTCTGCTGGCCAGAAAAAAGGTCGACACAGTATGGTCTCATATCGTCTGGTTTGAGATGGGGTGAAGCATGGGATTTGAACTCAAGAATAAAGAAGTCATCTGCGCGAAGATGCATGTCTGCGGTTGGTGTGGTGAATGGATCGACATAGGTGAGAAGGCTCAATACCGTGTCTACAAATGGGAAGGAGATTTTGTCTACGGTCATGAGCATCCCGAATGCTACCAGGCGATGTTGACGCTTGATTACCGCGACGCACAGGAAGGCTGGATGCCAGGTGACTACAAGAGAGGTTCAACAGAGTGGGCATGAAGACTGACAATGTGGAGGTAGGCGTCTTCGGTAATCGGTTCAATCCTGAACAGATGATCCTTGAGCTTGAACCAAAGCTGAAGAGGTGCAAGGAGATGGTTGTCGTCTTCTTAGACGAGAATGATTATGTCCAGACATACTGGACAAGCGGATCGAATTTGAAGCATGTCGGGATGTTGCACGTTGGCATCGAGGCATTGATTGATTCAGGTAGAGGTGGTCCAGGACCGCCACCGGAGGAAGAGTCATGAGGCAAGTCGTCCAGGTTTCAACGCTGACTCAATCTATCGGAGAGATTAGGCAGGACTTGATTTTAGGTGTCATGGATGATGGCACATTGTGGTTGGGAGACTTGAAGATTAGTGGGGAGGAGATTCCAGTAGTAGAATGGAAGCCGTTGAACGGACCACCGGATGGTGAGTATTTCACCAAGATGGCTAAACCGTTCTGGGATAGGTTAGAGGAGAAACTAAGAGATGAAGCTGCGACGCCGCCTTACGCTCAAACAGAATGAGATGATGTTCGCCTGGAGGCGCAAAGAGCTCAAGTCACAGGCGCAAATCGCTCGTGATTACGGCTTCCACCAGACAGCTATCTCAAAGATGGAGAATGGTAAACTGCCTGTCAATATTCTAATTGAAAGGGAGTTCCAGACGATGCGAAAGATTGACATACCTGACTGGGTGTTCTTGAGCATTGTTCGACATCGCCTTGGCCTCAAGCTGAGTACCATCGCCCGGGAACTGGGGGTGGCGACTTACGACTTGGGCGACATGGAAAGAGGTAGGATTAAGGATATCTCGATCTACGAAAACCACCTGTCACGACTTTTCTAGCCGTAGGGTGGTGTAGGGTGGTGTAGGCCCTACGGAATTGAACTTCTCGATGTATTATGATACAATCAATGGGTTAGGGTTGTAGGGTGTTTTTCAAAAACTCTGTTGGGTTTGAAAATAAATTGAAAAACGCTGATATCGACCCTACGACCCTACACAATAATGATGATAAGATGTTGAGCCTGATTTCATAGCAGATTATCGACCCTACGCACCCTAAATCATGTCGAAAACAGGGTGAGACTTTACATCGCGAGCCGCCAAAATCAAAAAATAAAAAAAAATTTTTGGCTTCTTGTGCGTATATAGACCCTACGGCTCTGCTCAAGCCGCATTTCCCTGTCGTCGATGTTATAGTTCGCTCATGTCGGGAAGGCTACCTATGAGGGAATCAAGGTCGTGGAAGAAAACGCACAAAATTTTCTATCTGTAGAAGATGTCAACGAGCCAGGTTTTCGCTGGACACTCAAACGCCACAAATTCGTTCGTTTCTACGTGCATAATGGCGGTGACGCCAAGGCGGCTGCGGAGAAGGCCGGCTTCGCCGAATCTACGGGTGAGGCTTACGGCCCTCATTTACTCACTCAGGCGCCTATTCGAAAAGCGATTCAGAAATTGCTCCGCGACCTTCTACGGAAAGAGGGGCTCGCCGAAGAAAGTATAATCGCGAAGTGGAGGCTCTGGACCGAGGGCGACGCTTATGACTACGTCAAAGAAGAATTCGTCCGTCCCCTAACCGATAATGACGGCGAGATAATCAGAAATGAGGCTGGCCAAGTCGTGATGGACGAACAAGGCCCCCGCGTCCTGGTGGCGAAAGGCCCCAGCGAACTGACCAAAGAACAGAAGGCTCGTGTCAAGAAAATCTCTATCACGAACAACAACAACGGCCAGAACGTGTCTATCGAGATGCGTGACGCCGACAAGGCCGTGGACCGGTTGGCTGAATACCTAGGCATCCTCAAAGGTGAAGGTACTGCAATGGGGGCCGAAGAGGCTGCTCGTCTAATCCGCGAGACTGTGGCGCTGATGGACGATGCCGATGGCACCAACACCACGAAGCATTAGCCTATGGCCATGAGGCTGCATCAGGAAGCTTCCATCACGGATCGTTGGCATCCGATGGCGTACTATAAGCCTCAGCAAGACTATGCTCAGTCGACAGCGAGGTTCAATGTACTGCCTGCCGGACGTCGTTCAGGTAAGACGGAAATCGCTAAGAGGAAAGTCGTCAAGAAAGCTCTCCTAGCGACCACACCACACCCGGCCTTCTTTGCTGCGGCCCCAGTCAGGGACCAGGCTAAGCGAATCTATTGGGATGATTTCAAGAGAATGATTCCCCCTTCTCTCATGACTCGTCGCCCTAGTGAGTCTGAGCTCAGCATCTGGCTCATTAACGGAGCCCGCATCTCAGTCGTAGGCATGGATCGTCCTGAGCGTATTGAAGGAACGCCCTGGGATGGCGGTATCCTCGACGAGTATGCGAACATGAAAGAGGGAGCGTGGACAGAGAATGTCTACCCTGCTCTCACAGACCGCAGAGGATGGTGTGACCTAATCGGCGTACCCGAAGGTCGGAACCACTACTATGAGGCCTGGAAGAAGGCTAGAGCGGATGAGACTGGGTTGTGGCAGGCCCACACCTGGAAATCCGCTGACGTTCTGCCGCTGTATGGGCGAGGCGAGGAAGTAGAACAAGCCCGCCGCGATCTTGATCCCCTGACATTCGCTCAAGAATATGAGGGCTCATTTGTCAATTTCGCAGGGCAGGCATACTACCCATTCAATGAAGAGACCCATTGCGCACGCCTGATAGATGAGTACAATCCAAAGGCAAACCTGATAGTCATGTTCGACTTCAACGTCGACCCAGGTGTTGCGGTCATTGCACAAGAGATGGATTTCCCTCGACTCGTCACCCCGATACCAGGAGTCGTTGTCGATGGCAAGACGATGTTTAAGGACCAGGTCTTTGAGCAACGCACCAAAGGCACTGGGATAATCGGTGAGGTACACATCCCCCAGAATAGCAATACCCCAGCCGTATGCCGTAAACTAATCCAGGATTGGGGTGCCCATGAGGGGCGCGTCTTGGTGTACGGTGATGCGACAGGTGGAGCAAGAGGTACCGCACAGACAGAGGGCAGTGACTGGGACTTGGTCAAGAATGCGCTCTATGGCCACTTCGGTCGAGAACGCGTCTATATGCGCGTACCTAATAGCAACCCTACTGAGAGGAGCCGCATCAATTCTGTCAACACCAGACTCAAGACAGGATCCGGGATTATCCGAATGATGATTGATCCTACGCGGGCCCCGAATACGGTAAAAGATTTTGAAGGTGTACGACTCTTGGAAGGAGGCTCAGGAGAGTTGGACAAGAAGCATGATCCAAAACTGACGCACCTAAGCGACGCTGTGGGATACTACGTCGTGAAAGAGTATCCGGTACGTCCAGAGTCAACCATAATCACGGAGCTTAGGGTGTAATGCCAGATCCAGTAGCCATCCCAAATGAAGAATATGATACCATGTCACTGCGGTGGCATATCACTGCGAGTCTCAGAGGTGGCACCCCTGCAATGCGGGCAGCGGGTCGTGTCTACATGCCTCAGGAACCTGGTGAGTCAGAGGAGGCGTACAAGAACCGTCTCGATAGATCCGTACTCACGAACATGTATAAGAAGACAGCGGATAAGCTCGTCGGTAAGCCCCTCAAGAAGCCTGTGGTCCTAGAGGAAGACGTACCGCCAGAGATTGCGGTTTATCGAGACAACATAGACAATCAGGGTACCAATCTTGATGTGTTCTCTCGCAACGTCCTAGAGGCTGCCATTGACGATGGGGTGACCCACATCCTTGTAGACTTCAGCGATACCCAAGAGGTACCCGGAGAGTTTCCTGATGGTAGCCTAACCCTGGCCCAAGAACAGGAGCTCGGGGTACGACCCTATGCCCGCCATATACGTGCCGCTGACCTGATAGGCTGGAAATGGGAGATGCGCAATAACCAGAAGGTGCTAACCCAGATCAGGATCCTTGAGTCAGTCAAGGTAGACATCAATGAGTTTCAGCAGGAACGTCGTGAACGCATCCGTGTCATCGAGCCGGGCCTGGTGCGCGTCTTTGAGAAGGTGGAAGAGACAGACAACTCGACTACGAACCCCGATGATAATCGCTGGATGCTGATAGAGGTTAAGGCAACCACAATGGAGGTGATACCCCTAGTTACCTTCTACACGAACAAGAAAGGGTTCATGATTGGTGAGCCCCTATTCCTCGACATTGCGTTCCTGAATGTAGCCCACTGGCAGAGCGACAGCGACCAGAGAAACATACTCCACATCGCTAGGGTGCCGATCTTGTTTGCTGAGGGATTCGGCGATGAGGACAACGACATTCACATCGAGATTGGCTCCAACACGTTCGTGAAGGCCCCTAAGGGCGCCACGCTCAAATACGTGGAGCACACCGGAAAAGGGATCGAGGCTGGCGTGAATGACCTTGTCGACCTTGAGGATAGGATAAACATGCTTGGTCTGGAGATGATGGTGAAGCGCCCAGTTCAGAGCACAGAGACCGCTACAGGGCGCATCATGGACCAGGTGGAAGCGGACTCGATACTGGGCCTAATCTCTCGTGAGCTAGAAAATGTCCTAGAAGGCATGCTAGACTTCTTTGCCAAGTGGTTGAACATGCCACAAGATTCAGGTGGTGGTGTTGAGGTCTTTAAGGACTTTGGTATAGAGTCGAAGGACTTCAAGGATGTTGAAATGCTGCTCAAGATGCGCGCCGCTGGCGACATCAGCCGCATGACATTCTTCAAGGAAGTGAAGCGAAGAGGACTATTGTCAGATGACTTTGAAGCGCAGGACGAGATCGACATCCTCGACATTGAAAGCGGGGGCAGCGCGAATCCGGAACCTGAAGTCGGCGACAACGCTGAAGCCGATGGTGAAGAGCAGGAGATTAAAGGGCGCAACCAGCCAGGGGATACCACTGCGATCGCCGACGGGCATAGGCATATCCTTCAAGAGGGTGGGAAGACCGATGCGGTAACCGACCCAGAGACAGGCGATATCCACGAACATGATTGGGATGAGATGGGTATCCGAACAACGGTTGATGATGGCCACAGCCACATCCTCCTAGCAAGAGTAGCAGCCAACGGTCCCGGCTTTGAGGAACCGACAGATGACGAGGAAGACGAAGATGCCGAAGCAGACAGTAGTGAAGGGCAACCGCCGGCAGCCGGGTCAAGCGAGTAAGAACATCCGCAAGAATGCGGGCAGTGATACTCCGCCTAAGGACGGCAAAGGTCGGAAAGGTGCACCAGGATTTCCGCCAGCGGTAACCGGTGTTGATGTGTCCAGTAACATGGACGGCAAGACAAACGGCGGCCTTTCTGGCGTAAACGACAAGCAGTAAGTGGCCCTCCCCCGTAATAGGGTGGGGGTCACTTCCTTCCATCGCCGGACCCTGGTTCGTGTAGGTAAGAACACGTTCCGTACCAGGAAAGGTATGAGGAAAGGTGCCACAATCAGCAGCGGTAGAACAGGGTTCAGGCGCTTCAGCAATACGGCGCTGACCCGTTCACCATCGAGGCGATAATGCCAGGTCCTAACCCAATAGATCCTATCAGCGGTGCTCGCATCGGCATTGATACGGTTCATGCGATGATTCATGAGGGCAGACTATTCGTCGCTAGTGTGTTCAATACATCCTTGGCACCTAACGATGCATTGCTTCTTCGAGTCTCGGTTCCGGCAGACACCTACCCTCACTTCAGGGCTGAAGTAGCAGGGGGTGGCAACACGAATTTCACTATTTACGAATCGACGGGCTATTTTGGTGGCAAAGAAATCATCCCTGTCAATCGTAATCGTAACTCGCCCAACGTAGCTAGAACCAGATTATTCGACAACCCAAAGGTAGGTTCTCCTATCGGCCTAATCATAATTGATGGACCAGAAATCCTTCCTGGTGGCGTTGCCACACAAGGATCTGGTGTGTTGGCCGATGTATTCGAGGAGTTTATTCTTCGTCCAGAAACTGATTACCTCTGTGTTCTGAGAAACATATCCACGGTGCCACAGGTAGCGGGCATCGATGTAGCGTTCTACGAGCACTAGGGGAGAGTTGACAATGACACAAGTCTACAAAGGCAAGGGCAAGCGGAAGAATCCGCGGAAGAAGCGACGTGCCACAGACAGTCAATGAACAGATACTTGACTCATTCGCTGAGCACGACATTGACCTGAGGAAATTGGATGGTGATATCAGGAACAAAGTTGATCGGATCTTGGTCGAGCTTGGGAAAGATCTCAAGGTCCTCCTTGTACGAATCGATCCGCACGGAGCCACCCGGCTTGATGCAAGGAAACGTCGCACCAAGCGACTTCGTGAAGAAGCACGGCCTCTCATTAGTGACGCCTATGTCAGAATCGGTCGACTTGTCCGGCACGATCTCCGAAGACTCTCCAAGGTTGAATCTAAGGCGGCGAATCGTATAGTACGGGACGCAATACCATGAACAAAATCGGCATCGGTGTAGTCATATCAGGATTGGCCCTTCTCGGGTCGGGATATGCCTGGGACTACAATCAGAGAGATGCTATCCATAAAGAAATAGAATCCAGCCTGGACCAAGAGATACACGCCGGGAACATTGAGCTGGACCTAAAGGCTATCGAGCTTGAGCTGAAACTTTACCGAACAATCGAGGAACGTCGGCCTCTAACCCCCGACGAACAGGACCGAAGGGATTACTTGGAGAAACTGAGGGAGATCCTGCTCGCTGAGCAATTGAAGAAGGTAGCCTAAGATGTTTGAAGTCATCATTCTCGCATGTATGTTCGCAAACGACTATTCTGTCGAGCTCCAATGCAAGGAGCACAAAGCCATCTCAGACTCGTGTGCCGTCACAATCGAGGACAAAGAACCTGGGGTATTCATCAAAGAAGTCTCATGCCTCAGGTACATACCTACCGCACCGCCATCGAAGGATGGTGAGAAGGCAGCGTGACGCTCTTCCAGCTGACGCTGATTATTATCTTCTTGTGGTTTGCGTGTCTCGTCATTACTGTAGTTTTTCGAGTGACCCGATGGATGGTCAACTACTGGGTAGGAATTTATGCCAGACGAGATCCCCTTTACGCCAAGCCAACCACCTCCAGCCGTTCTAGATGCGCTTGTCGCTCAGACGCTGATAGAGGGAGCGACCCTTAGTACCTGGTGGCGAAGACAGTCGACACAGTTTCTCAACAGCTTCATGGACGTAGTCCAAGAGACTGTGAACAACGGCGAAAGCATCACGCAAGCCATCACAAGAATCGTAGGTGGCACGGTAGAAGGGGTTCAGGTTCCCGGGATTATGAGGACCACCCGCGGAAAAGCGGGCGCGCTCGTGAGCACGGCCATCAATTCGATACAGACAGAAGCCCTGCTGACGACAGTCCAGGACAATCTTGATGTCATCGGATCAATAACACAGGTTTCAACTCTTGATAATCGGACGAGTGACATTTGCATCGCGTATTCAGGGCAAACCTGGGACGCTGAGACTCTGGAGCCCATCAACGGATCTACCCTACCGTTTGATGGGGGAACACCGCGGCACTTCAATTGTCGGTCGCGTATCATCCCGGTTACGAAAAGTTTCGAAGAGCTCGGAATAGATCTGCCAGAAGTGGCCACTGGTACACGTGCCTCGATGGACGGACAGGTGCCTCAGGACATTACATTCTCTGAATGGCTGAAAGGAAAGTCCGATACCTTCGTCAATAAACTACTCGGCCCGGTACGTGCAAGTCTCTGGCGTCGAGGAAAGATTACACTGACTCAGCTCGTCGATATGCGTGGTAATCCCATGACAATCGATCAACTAGAAGCAAAATTTGGGCCTTAGGTCTTGTATTTTTTCGTTCAAGGTATGTAGACTTTGATTCGTCACGAGAAGTGACGGGCAACTCGGAGGGAATCCCATGCCATTGCAAGCCACGATAGACAGTCTTGAAGGACTGAGCGAGGAAATCGCTGAAGAATACGAGCCGTTGGAAACCGGTGGATATAAGCTCAAGATATTGAGCGGGTACGTCCCGGAATCAGACGTCGAGAATGTCGGAGGACTGAAGTCCGCGCTCGAGAAGGAACGTGAGAACGTAGCCAATCTCAAGCGTAAGACAAAGTCGCTGGAAGACAAGTTCGGCGGTATCGATACTGAGGAATACCGTACGCTGAAGGAACAGCAACGCGAAGCGGAAGAACGTGAAGCGGAGAAGAAAGGCGAGTGGGAACAGCTGAAACAGCAGATGCGGGATCAGCACAACGAGCAAATCGCCGAAAAGGATAGAGAAACTGCTCGAGTGAAGCAAGAATTGGAGCGGCATTTGATTGACGCTCAAGCCACAGAGGCTATAAACGGTGAGAATGGGAACGTGACGCTCCTACTCCCGCACGTCAAAGCCCTTGTGAAGTTGAAGGAAGAGGATGGTGTGTTCAAGGCTCAGGTCGTTGACGCTACCGGAACGTCCCGGGTGGACGCTGAAGGTAATCCTCTAACCATCAAGGCCTTGGTCAGCGAGATGCGGACCCAGGAAGTGTACGCAGGCGCCTTCAAAGGCACTGGTTCTGCTGGTGGTGGGACACCCCCAGGAGACGGTGGCGAAGGTAACGATGCGGCCAACGGCGGAGGGAATCCACCGGCAGGAGATGCAGTGGTGGACAAGCCCCGCAGTCAGATGACGCCTCGAGAAAAGGTGGACTACATCAACAAGCACGGCAACGACAAGTATCAGTCTCTGCCCGCTTAAGACTGCAAGCGAACCCCATCACTAAGGTTTTTGTTTAGGAGGGTTCAAAAATGCCGACAGGTTCACGCGCCCAATGGGCCGGCAGTGGCGCAGCCGGACACTTGCCACAGGGATTGATTTATCCCGAGTTGGTTCATTCGGGAATGAGCGAAACGCTCGTTCAGAACACGGATGCTTTCAACGCGGCTTCTCGTAATGCCATTCGTCTTGTGACAGCTCGACGACGTGGTGACTTTGCTCAAGAGTCGTTCTTCAAGAACGTGAGCAACCTGGTTCAGCGACGTGACGTAGCAAGCACATCGCCGAGTAACCAGGCGGTTACCCCATCGAATGTTCCGATGGATGAGCATATTTCAGTCAAGCTGAACCGACGTATCGGTCCTATTGACCAGACGTTCGACTCCTTCCGTAAGCTGGGCGACAACCCAGATTTGGAAGTGCTTTCGTTCTTGCTGGGTGGGCAGATTGCGAAGGCGGTACAGATTGACCAGCTCGACGCTGGCCTTTCTGCACTGGTAGCGGCTATCACCAACCAGGCCGGAGTCACGATTGACCGTGGTCCTGCCAACTCACCTCAGACGACAATGGCAACCGCTACCTTGGTAGACGGCCTTGCGACGTTCGGTGACGCGGCTGGTCGTGTTGTGATGTGGGTTATGCACTCGAAGGTCTTCTTTGACCTTGTTCAGCAGCAGATTGCGGCGAACATCGACGGCATTTCCAACTTCAACATCGCGGAAGCTCAGCCGGTTACGTTGAACCGTCCTGTTCTGGTAACAGACAGCGCGGCGCTCATCAGCCAGGAAGCTTCTCCGTTGGTTAACCAGTACACCACTCTCGGACTTGTCGAGAATGCGACGGTGCTGGAAGACAGCGAAGAGGAACTGCTCTACACAGACGTGATCACCGGTAACGAAAATATCGTGTCTCGTCTGCAGGGTGAGTTTGCCTACAACGTAGGCGTGAAGGGATTCCGATGGGATCCGGCCAACGGTGGTGTCAACCCTGACGACACAGCTCTTGGAACGGGTACGAACTGGGATGCCGTGATGGACAGCAGCAAGGACTTCGCTGGTCTGGCCATCAACACCCTATAGCGGAGGGAGATCATTGGGGGTGGGTTCGCTCACCCCCAGTCTTTTGGTAACGAGGTATTAAATATGTCAGCAGTAACCGGAAAGAATCGAAAGCCAGACGCAGTACCGCTGGATGAACAGACACGCCAGCCTGTCACTGCGATTTACTTCCGCAAGGCTTCGGGTAACGCCATGAAGCGTCTAGCTACCAGGATACGAGACAGTGGCGTTCAAACGCGATTGATTTGGTCTCATATGTTCCTCGGTCCGGGTGACATCAACAAGCAAGCCAGAGCCGTGATTATCGAAGAGGGATGCCCGGGCCAGGCCAAGATAGCTCTCGCTTATGAGAGATATGCCCATAACGTGGAGATCCATTATGTCGACGGGGAAGGACAGTTTGTTGAGCTCAGTGATGAGTCTCGATCTGAGCAAGCCGCTGCCGCTGTTCAAGCAGGAGGCGAAGGCGAAGTTGACCCAAGAGACGCAGTCGCGGCTCTTGCGGCGGCCGACGAAAAGCCAGCCGAAGTTGAGTCTACAGCAGATCCAGTCGAAGTCGAGACTGCGGACCAGCCTGCCGAGCCTGACGAAGACAGCAGCGAAGACGCTCAACCCGAAGAATCAGACGATGATTCAGCTCGGGGTGACGGGGTCGATAGCTGAACTTAACGAGGTAGCCGACTTCATTGCGAAGTGGACCGGCTACCACGTTCTAGGTATCGATGAGTTTGGTGGGGATGATTCCATCCTCAGTGGACCGCATGTGACGGTGTTGAAGCATAAGACGACACCACCTTCCATGCACTCATTCGTGAAACTCATGAGTGAGGTGCCCGACATGGAGGTCCCAATCGCGTACATCTATGTCGCCAACGATGAATGGCAGAAGCTCAGCCATGTCAAGCAGAATATCGTTAAGGATACGATAATCATTGCTCGACTGGAGGTCCTCTATGCCATGGTAGAAGAGTGGGGAATCGAGATGCTTCCGACATTCTATTGTCAGGATTGGGTAGCGGTGAAAGTATGCTGAGACAGAAACTTATTGCAAAGCCATCGCCGAACCGTTCAAGTTGGTTGATCTTCGGTAAGGTTCTTCGGAGCGACAAAGACAGTGAGTTCCAGGTCTATAAAGTGGTTGAAGATGATGAACCCGTGAGAATCAGGCGTGAATTCATCAACGAGAGACGTCGTGTCTGTCTCGGAGAATTGGAAGAAGGATCGAAATATATAGTAGCGACATTCGGTGATAAAGTCGCAGGTGTCGCGACATCGCACATGGTTGATTTGGTAGCGCCATTCAAGTGTATGGTTGATGCCCCGATAGACCACAGCAAGGATTGGATGAAATTGAGCATCCCTGCTAACGTCCCGGTGTCTGGAGACCTCGCTCGAGCAATCAAGGCATCCTTGCGGTGACTTATTCCCGCGTTATAATTTTGAGCGATGCGTAATTCAGGTCTCTTAGAGGGAGAGAACAATGCCAATCACAGTTGATCCGGACTTTATCACTCAAGGACGGGAAGTCCAGATTGCTACGGCCGGCCGTACCTTTCGAATCATAACCGATACCGATGTGTCGCCGGCTATCTCGCCGGTATCACGAATCGATAGCGATGGTGTGACTCTCCAAGCGATGTATTCCTTCTTCAAAGAGGAATGGAAGACTGACGCGACACTGATCCCACACCCTTTCCCAATGATTGCTATTACCCCTGAGCAATTCGAATTCATCAATGATTGGGAACCGCTGAACGATACTACACGAAAGCGAATCAAAACGGCTGGCTGGTCTGAAATCGATGAGCTCGATATTCAGAAGAAAGAATACGCGGGTATCATCACTCTTGGTGCGTTCGTCGCAGGTAGCCCGACTGACCAGGCCTACTACCAGCAAGGTTCCGATTCATCTGATATCGGCGCCCGTGTCAACTTCGACAGAGTGGGCCCTGTCAACGAAGCGATCCTTACATACGAGGAAGATGTCGCGGCTGGCTCGCCGGGTATCGCATTCACAGCGAACACCATTACGCGAAACGATGGCGGTGACTTCACTGCTGGCGCATTCCCGTATCAGGTTGGCGCCCGTGTAACCGTACTGTCGGCTGATGATGTCGCTGCTGGGAACAACGGTACCTTCCTCATTACCGCTGTGGCAGCTGGTGTGTTGACAGTCGTACCACCATCTCCGGACTTCGTGGTTGGCACGTCGAACACGGCCCGACTCGCGAAAGAATTCCGTAACGCATTGTCTGTGAGATTGCGTGGTGATTTTGACGGCACCAACGGTAAGATCTACGATGCGGCGAACCTTGACGATATCGGTGTTGTGACACTCACCAACCAAGCGTATCGATTCCCGCTAGCGAATACTACCGACCTCAAGGTTACGAACAGTGACGCGGCAATCGCAGCTCGTTCGCCGGAAGTCCTTATCACGTACTTCAGCGCGCCCCAAATATTCACGGGATTTGTCGCTGACGCGGCGTCAACGCAATCTCCGAACACCGAGGCGGCATTCGGTATCGTTATTGATGCTCGGGGATACACGGCTGAACAGGTCTACGAATTCGTCCAATTGCAATTGAGACAAGCGGCCGATATCAACGATGGTGGATCACCGATCACTGTCGTCGCTGGTAACGTCGCAGACGAATTGCTCGTGTTCGTTGGTGACTCCTTGCAGACTCTATCAGCCTTCAACCCGCTAGGTGGCGGAACGGGTGTCTACATTCAGAACTTCGACAGCAACGACACGAACAGACTGTCGTTCGCTGACAATGAATTTGGTACAACCAGCCGACGGACATTCCCGTTTGTTGCCGCTGGTACCATCAACTTCAACAGCAACCTGGTCAACGACACAGGTGGCGAGTTCTGGATGTTCTACGAATACACAGAGCGGTTTACGAACACTGGCTTCGCGCTTGAGGGAGCGTCAGGAAGTACGGCGACACTTCGTTCGACAACGACAGATATCACTGCTGAATTGGTCAACGGTGATTATATCAACCTTCAGGGATTCACAGATCCGAATGACAATGGAATCTGGCAGCTGACAGGTGGGCCTGCGGTGAGTTCTCCGGGTTGGACAGTCACGGTGAATAAGATCAACGGTGACGTCGTTACCAACGAGGCCGCTGGTGCGTCTATCAGCCTCGACAAGAACCCAATCAACAGCGATGACGCTATCATCGTCGACTCTGCGACAGCTTTCAGCCCGGTACCAATCACTGGGTTGATATCAGGAGCGGCCATCGCGTTCGACTTCGACTACGATGGCAATACGCAGGGCGGAAGAACTGCTGGCACAGACGCAGCTATTATACTCAGAGCTATCGGCCTTGAGACAGCCCAGTTCGTTGAAGCCTCGGGTACTATCACACGAGCTGTGGGATTGTCGTTCACGCTGACAGCTGGTCTCGAACGAAACTACAGTAACCCGTAAAGGCTGAATAATGTGCTTGCACTGGCAATCTATTTTGAACGGCGGTCAACGTGCGGAAGGGATCACAAGACTGAACGCTGGCATGGTCTAGCCCGTGCATTCGCAGTTGATCACGTCTATGTGATTGACCATGTTCACTTGTCTTGTTTCGAGCCGAAGTTTGAAAGCTTCGATGTCGTTGAGTCATTGTCCGACATAGACTTTGATGGGAAATGGATTTTCGTCAGCAGAGTCAGTCCTCCGAATCGAGAACTCATCTCTCTTTCCGACTTCCATCACCCAGAGGGCGATGTGTTGTATATCATCGGAGGGGATGCCATCGGAATTCGAGACATCAATTCTGGCAAGGAGACTTCGCAAGAAGGCCTATGGCTGAAAATTCCGACGAAGTCGGACTATGAACTCTGGGCTGAGCAAGCTGGAGCCATTGTTCTCGCAGATAGGTACATGAAATGCCGATAATTGATAATAGAATTCTCATCGATGACGCTGATGCGGTCACGAATTTCGTGCAGGTCGCGGGCGGCACGATGGACCTAATCGCGGATACGACTCGTATCGAAGGCGACAATTCAATCGCGATACAGGTTTCGGTTGCTCGTGATGGTGTACTGTTTGACGCTGGGGCAACACAAGATTGGTCAGGCAATGTGTTCTACATCTGGTGGAACGTGACCACGTCACAGCTTCTTCGGCCGTTAGTGAACGTGGGTTCCCCAACCGTAAATACAAGCGGTGTCACGATGCGCTTCTGTGGCGCGACGATTACGGACTGGTTCGAAATTTTTCTCGCTGGGTCGGATACGTACTCTGGCGGATGGGTCATGTCTGTTGTAGATATCGACGTCGCCCGTGCATTGGCTGTCGGATCACCGAACTTTGGCGTCGCCGCGACGAATGGGACTCCACCAGCGACAACCGCGATTCAATACGTCGGTATTATTGCCGATGTCCCTGTAATGGCGAAAGGTGTCGAGAACCTTTTCGTTGATGCGATGTGGCGTCTTCCCGCTGGAGAGCCAGGAATCATTGTCTCGGGACGGAATGATGTTGTCTCACCAATACGTCCGTGGACGTGGGATGATATCGTCGCTGCTGGCGATATCACGGATACAACGAAAGCATGGGGAACGATCACAAAAGATGATGGAATCATCAAGCTGAATACTCCGGTACAGTTCGGAAATAACGGATCACCGGATGATGGAGACCACGACTTTGAAGACACACTTGTCGTCGGGGCGTGGGAATCAAAGGTAGTCGACGATGGATTCTATGGCTTCACAATAGTTGGTGATGCGGCAAATACGCAACGGCTCGTAGCTGGCGTCTCTGGGCAAGCTGGACAGGGATGGACGTTTGTTACCGAAACGCCGAACGGCCCAAGGTGGTTCCTTGAATCCACCGATGCTGATATTGATCTCGCGGGTTTCTACGGATGTCGATTCGACCACACCACAGTGATTGACATTGACCACTTGAATGTGGATATGTACGATTCGCTATTGATTGACGGACAGCGTCTCTACCACTCTCGAGCAGCGTCACCACGAAGCGGTGCTGACTTCCAGCGCAATGTCATCATCAATCCAACACCTATCTACGGTGAAGGTTCACCACTTGCGATTACGTCACCCGAGAATATCGCGTATCTCTGGTCCGATGATCCTAACAAGGTCATCGATTGCGTGTTCAACTACAATGGCGACCACGCTATGCGGATCAATGAAACAGGGGCATTCGACTTCGTAGGAAATCAATTCACTCGCGGCTGGTTGTCAGGGGGCTCACCGTCAGGAGATCAAACTCTGAACGCTGGCTTGGTAGTCCTGCAAGGCGGCCTCATTCTAAATGTCTCAGGCGGTGGCGATACGCCAACGGTATTTGATTTTGGTTCTCCCATTACTGTCATCAACAATAACATCTCCGTGACAATCACGGGCATTCTGCCAGGGACCGAGATCAGGGTGTACCTATCTCAAGATTTCACTTCACCCGCAGATTTGACAGAGATCGCAGGGATAGAGTCGACTGGGTCACCAGGTGAATTCACTTTTAGCGCCGCGGCAGGTCTGATTGTTGATATCGTGGTGCTCAATGTAGACTTTGTCTTGCCACCAGCTAATCGAATTCGGAACTTCACGATCCCGACAAGTGATACGTCTTTCCCTATCACCCAGCTAATTGACAGGAATAAGGTTTAATGGCCTCTCCTAACCTACCAGAATTTGACGGCCCCAACCTCCGCATCATACTCGCGGCTGGCGTCACTGAGGTTGACATTGAGCCGGATGTCTATTCACAATGGAAGGAATGGTTCAAGCTCGACGATAATGCGAAGTTCCCACCAGCCTTCCGGACTATTGGCGGTGACCCGTTGACCTCAGGCATCGACGCTGGCGCCTATTTCTTTATTCGAAATGATTTTGGTTGGAGAATCCGTCCTGCCGAAGAAGATGCGACGATCCTGATTACTGGAAACCTGGCGCCGCAAGACTCAACAGACCCTATCGCGGTTCCGACATTAGGCGACTTCACGGTCTTGCTGCTCGGCCTGCAACCGATCACGCAGAGCGTTGATACAATCCTTGAGCAATCACAAGACGCATCGTATAGCGGTGAAGTCCATGTCAACACGATTACGGGTGTCTCAGGGACTTCGTGGCCCGTGGGCACGGCAAGTGATCCGGTCAACAATTACGCAGACGCGCTGACAATTGCTGCGAACCTCGGTTTGACAAAGATTGCCTTGACCGGCGTGATTTCGCTCACTCAGACACACAATTATTGGTCATTCCGCGGAACGTCTGGCGTGGCTGTCATCAACACAAATGGCCAAGATATTGGTGGATCGATTTTCGTAGGTATCGGCATGACTGGCTCGATAGCGAATCCGTCTCCGATTATCCCAGCAGTCATAGAACGATCTCAGATTTTGAGCACCGGTTTGTTCAACTTCGTCGGCAACATCGCGCAATGCACCTTCGATGGTGATGTGTGGCAAGGTGCCGGAGACTTGACGATCTTTGATTCAGCATCAAATGTCTCCGGAGTATCAACGCCGATTGTCAATGCAAATAGCTCGGAAGGCAACCTAAGCATTCGCGGATGGATTGGTGGGCTTGAGATACAGAACTTCGATCAAGGGAATAACTGCTCGATAGATTTGCGACCGGGACACTTTGTCATCGGACCGACGAACACGAGCGGGGTCATCGTACTTCGTGGTGTCGGCAAATTCACAGACAATCGAGGCTCACCACAAGTCACGCTGAACACGGATGGTTTCGTGTCTGGTGAAGATATTCGAATCATCAAGGCATTGACGGCGGGAGATGCAGAGGTATCATTGGATGACCTGACCATCACAATTTATGATCCGGATAACATCACGTCACCGAGAACAGTTTTGGCGACCTACAGTATGAGCGTAGATGGACGAATTAGAACAAGGACGAGCTAATGCCGACACCGAGCTTGTTCCCGATTTTCATGAAAGCCCAAGCGGGAGGTGGCGCTGCGGGTGTAGTATATATC